ATCATTTTATCAACGTCTTCCCTGATTTCAGACTTAATTTTTTCTTTATTATGAACAGCGTAAAATATATTCCATCCTATAAGTATTGTAACAGTAATAGCCAACACGTCAACTTGAATGTCTGTTTGCATTTCTTTTGGACTGTCAGTTGAAATACACAGCATTCCTATGATTGAAGCAATCGCCAATGCGCAAGTAATAATACTTACACATATCAAGGCATTGGCAACATTCATCTTCGTTTCTGAATCCATATTATTCGAGCATATATTTAATAATTTCCTTTTTCAATTTATTTAGTTGGCATCCCTAAAACCATTTGCCCGTGTGAATTATTTAAGACAAATTCGTATTTGATTTTAATGCCAAAACTTTGATTACATTTCCATATCAAATCCTGCAAATAAAAATCATTTAATCCGCCGTTTGTAATAATTAAACCATTCTTTTCTTTTTCGTGAGAAGTTACACAAACAATGGATGCTGTTAATTTTAGTGAATTATAATATTGCTCTACGAATTTTTGAACTTTATCATTCTTTTGCGGAGAATTAAATTTTAATACAAGCATATTATTTATTCTTCCTCCTTTTGGGTCTATTGCAGGGTTGTTTTTCAATATTTCAATCTCTTTATTAAAGTTAGTTTTGATATCAGAAATAGTTTTATCTGTTTGTATAGCCTTTTCCTTTATTCCATCTTTTAGTTCTTTGGCATTTATTATTTGCCAACTAACGGTAAAAACTACAAGTAATGCCAATATGCCGACTATGGCACCGATGTAATCGAAACCTAACTGATTAGGATGTGTCATACATAAGGCTGTAATACTAAAAAATAGAGCTAAGAAATTTGTACATACAAGAATAAAAGACTTTATACCTGTGGTTTTCTTTTTAGCAAAATAAATAACAAATAAAATTAAAATCAAAAAGATTGCAACATCAATAACGTCGTTGTACTTATTTATAATATCGCCAATGCACTTAATCCATTGACAATTTAGTAATAAACTCATTATTGTTGGTGAAGTTCCCATATCAGCAATTACTTAATAATATTCTTTTATTTAACTCAACTATGGTTTTCATTATATTCTGCGCCTCCTCCAACAGAGATTGGTGCTTTTCGTAAAGCATATTCATTTCTTTCATTAAAGCAACCTTATCTTCCATTGAAAGATTTTCGCAGTTTGCTATATTTTTGCTATCGTTTGCTATATTCTTGCTATGTTCATATTTTAGTCCGGCACCATTTACAAGCCATTCCCTGCTCACACCCATCTTTTCACAAATAGCATTTATTAGTGGGTCGGGATTGCGTACACCTCGCAATATTGAAGATATTGTCGATTGAACAACGCCAGTTATTTCCGCTAAACCAATTTGATTCAGCGAATGCTCACGCATTATATCCTTTATGCGATTGCATATTTCAGTATTACGATTTTCTATCATGGCAAATATATTTGTGCTAATAATATGTTAATTAAAGCATTTATATCGCATGTATTGCTTTATTATTGCTATATTTGCACCATTGAAATACAAAAACAGCGGTGTGGGGAGCGATGTTTATCGCACCTTTGGAACTTGACACTTGCAAATATAACGAAAATATCGCAAACCACACCTTGTTTTATATGAAATATATAAAGAATTATGGATAAAAAAGCGGTAGTAACGGTAGACGACATCTTGCAGATTAAGCCCGGCACGTTTCGGGTGTTCTACTGCGGCACGGCATTGCAATGCCGCAGCGCACAGTCGCAGGTGCAATACGCAAAGCGTTATCGCAAGCCCGACGATGTGGGCGACTACACGACAAAGTGCGACTATGACAGATGCACGGTAACGGTGTCAGCCCTGCCCGTGATTGAAATGAAAGAGGTGAAACAATAAAACAACTAACAATATGAAGCATTATAATTTTATTTGCGCGGCAACATTGCTGTTCCTTGCAAGCTGCACAAGCGCAACGCAAGACAGACTGCCGAAAAATCCGAAAGACAAGGAAGTCTACAAGGACGACAACGGGAGCAGTTGGATATGGAATGCGGCTGCGGCCTGTTGGATGATGAGGGCGGCAAATGGGGCAACATATCAATATCACCCTACGACGGGCAGCTTCACAAACGCTTCGGGAGCCAAGGTCACGCCGCCGACCAATGTGTCTCGTGGGCTTGTCGGCCATAGCGGAGGCGGCAGGGCTGTCTTTGGCAGCACAGGAAGGGGTGCGTCTGTATCAGCTTAAGAATATCAACCATGAGACGGATAAACGTAAGGCCGCGCAACGGCTACAAGCAAAAAATAGAGGAACTGGGCTTCTGTTTCCATGAGGGCTATTGGAAAGAGGAGGCTTGCTACGAGTTTGGCATGGCGGAGATTGAAGCCATCGAAAAGGCGACCAACGAATGCTATGCCATGTGCTGCGATGCCGTCCAGCACATGATAGACAGCGAAACGTTCCCAATGGACGGCATACCGCAAAGGCTGAAAGACGCCATCGTGGCTTCGTGGGAGAAAGACGACCTGTCTCTATACGGAAGGTTCGATTTTGCTTTCGACGGCAATACGCCCAAGCTGCTGGAGTTCAACGCAGACACCCCAACATCGCTGCTTGAATGCTCCGTGATACAATGGGATTGGAAGCAAGAGGTGTTCCCCTCGTGCGACCAGTTCAACGGCATACATGAGGCTCTGGTGCAGAGCTTCCGCGACATACACGGGCGGTATGGCTTCGGAAAATACCACTTCGCCTGCTGCCGCGAAAACCTCGAAGACGAGGAGACCTTGCAATACATATTGTCCGCCGCGATGGAGGCAGGGCTTGACGTGGCCGAAGTTTCAATGGAACAAATGCTCCTTGATGATGGCGTGTTCCGTACAGCAAACGGCGACAGGGTGGAGTGCTGTTTCAAGTTATACCCATGGGAGTGGATGATGACCGAAAGCCCGGAGGGTTGCATGGCCGACACAGTGTGGATAGAGCCTCTTTGGAAGTCGCTAATGTCAAACAAACTCCTGCTAAGGGTACTTTACGACCTATATCCCGACTCGCCCTACATACTGAAATGTCAAAACGCCCCCAACGGATTGAAATCTTACTGCAAAAAGCCGATATTCGGTCGTGAGGGAGCAAACGTGGTGCTTGTCAAGGATGGCTCTGTACTTGAACAGACTGGCGGTGAATATGGAAACGATGGATATGTCTACCAGGAAATTGCCGACATACCATGCTTCGATGGCAAATATCCAATAATCGGCTCGTGGGTGATAGGCGGCGAGGCCGCCGGCATGGGCATCCGCGAATCGTCAACACGGATAACGGACAACATGAGCGAGTTCATTCCCCACATAATAAAGTAACGATATGCTACTATTCAAAATCTCCGTCTTGACGTTCAACGTCCTCATAACGCTCGCCTGCTTCTACGGTGTCTACAAGACATGGGCGCAGACAGACGGACAACACGCGATTCTTCTCACAGGGCTGGCGATACTTTGCCTCAATGTCCTGCTGTACACAACTTACTTCTGCATGACAATTTAAAAAAGGAGGCAGTGATGAAACCCAAATACAAGGTCGGAGAAATATTGATTCCACGGCAATTGCCATCCAACTTGGCACTTCCTATGAATATGGATATTATTGCTTTAGTCAACAAACATTCTGGCTGTAAGTTTAAAGTGCAAGAGATTGTGAAAGTTGACTCGGCTTTGCATACATGGTTTGAATACCATTTAGTAAAGGAATCGGGGAAGAGAGAGAGAATAACAATATCTGATAGGTATTCCAGGTACTTCAAGAAATCGAGGCGCATAACATTTAACTTCGGGTACAGACAGTATGATTGATTGTGACAAATGTATTTTTCATAGCCTGTTTGGGTGCTCACCACCCCGCGACATTGACTGCGAGACTGCAATGATAATATCATCTAAAGTACACAAGTCTAACCATTCATGTGGTAAACATATAACATTCAACTTCGGGCAATATGGAAAGGAAGATAGGTGAGACGTTCTATTTTGAGGGCCACAAGCTGAAAGTAATCGAACGAAAAGTTTGCGAAGGTTGCTTCTTCGCGCGACTGCCGTGCGAGCAGAAACGTTACCTTGACGTTCATGGATATTGCGCAAAATCAAGGACAGACGACCATTTTGTCAAATTCATAGAAATAACGCCAATGTCTACCCGCAAGCACATAAAGTTCAACTTCAAATAAACAATAAAAACAATATGGTAATGCACAAGGTAATACCAATCGAGATATACAACACCGACCTGCTGGTGTGCTTCGGCGACGTGCAAGGCGTAAAAGAAGCCTTGCAGGAATACATCGGCGATGAAAAGGCGGAGGAGACAATGCGCAACTTCGGAAAAGTGCGCGAATCCACGCTTGCGCGAACTTGCATGGCTGCGAACGGCGGAGTGCTACTATGGATGCCATCGATACCCGACAATACAAAGGATTACGCGACGCTGGCGCATGAGGCACTTCACGCTGCTGCTTATACAATGAGAAAGGCAGGCGTACCGTTCTCCACCGACACGGAAGAAGCATACGCCTACCTCATAGGTTACATAACATTGCAAATAGAGGAGTTTATCGCCGCTTGCCAACAGGGCGGTGTTCCTTGACCGTCGTACTCTTGTGCCTTTCGGCATACTTCTGAGTGACAAACTGCCCGGTCTTAGCGTCGCGGTAAAGCTCCTTTTCGTCAGTCTTTGCCATAAGCGAATAAGATTATAGGGATTCACGGCAATATCGCCGCTTACAGGAATCGTGGCAAACACCATGCCAACGAATAAGATATAACAATTTAAAAACAAAATAATTATGAAACGAATTACAGCTTACTTGAAAGACAAGATTGCCAACATCAAGGCCGAGAACAGAGAGAAAAGAATCTATGCGACCATCGAGACTGCAAAAATCAACAAGGAGGGCGAGATTGCAGACGCAGAGGTTGGTATTGAGAAAGCCATCGAGGAGCTTGCCAGCACCGACAACGTGGGCGAAGTGATACAGCGCATATCTGACTACATGGACGACAAGGAGGAGGCGCAGCGCGGCATTGAGCGGCTGGAGGAGATTAAGAAGTTCCTCTCCGAGGACATCGACACGGAGGCCGCAGAAAAATGAAGCACACTAAGATAAAACACCGATTGGCGGCAAGCGTGAAATTTGATGGTTAGACGCTTAAAATTGCTTGCCGCCCCGATTTAATAAACAAGAAATATGGCAACACCAACGATAACAAGCAGGGGCAAAGTCCTCGAAGTTGAAAAAGTTTGGCTGAACAGCAAAGAGGCAGAAGCTTACTTGGGTATGTCGGCAGACTTTTTCAAGGATTTGAGAGCCAATGGGCAAATCCGCTTCTACAAGGTGCGTGGCGCGATATTTTACAAGAAGTCTGACATCGACAGGCTTGTCGAAAAAAGCAGGGTTGTTTAGAATGAACAAAGAAAGGAGACCCATAAAGCTCCGCTACGGCAAGGTGAAAGCATTGGCAAAGATATTCGGATGCTCGCGGATGACGGTTGAGCGCGCCCTACGGTGGGAGTTCGACACGGAACTTGCCGACAAAATACGCGAAAGGGCGGAGAGACTTGGGTTTATAAAAAGGTATTAGCTATATCCATCATCAGGCACGGCGGTGCCAAGAAGTATTTCCATAAACTAAAGTTAAAACATCATGCGTATGCCGCCCGTGAGGGTGGCATGCCTGAGCCGCCGGACAGTAAGGCTGTCATTACGCTTCGAGCGCGTCGGCGGCGCAACATGACAGGACTTTCTTTGACATATTGATATACGAAAGTAGAAGCCACGGACGAGACGGCAATCCATGACCCCGTGGCGAGGACTACGAGTAGGGCTGGAATAAAAAATGAGGCGAGAACACCGCCTCTTTAAAATATAATCAAGATTGTCGCCTGTCTTATACGGTGACAAGCGTGCGGTATGTAAAACTCCGCACGTCGGTTTGAACGAACAATTCAGTCTTGGCTAAATGCTACGAAATGAGTCCGTCCCTGTTATTTTGTTAGGGGAAAGGTTATAAAGGGTGCGGTGTGGGCGACCGCTTCGGCTGACGCTATGTACTGTAATATATGAATATCCCCGCGCTGTGCGCTATGGCACTGCTCCCGAAGAGGGCGCGGGGAACTGACCAACCAGCAGATTTTGGAGCTTGTACAATGAAAGAGAATAGCTATCATCCGCAGTATTCCGGAGATGACGGAAAAGAGCGTCAAGCGACGACCAGCGTCGCATGTCCCCGAATTGAAGGATTATCTTCCACAGACAAGGATTCTTCTGAAAGAGAGGCAGCATCGTCGTTGATAGATTTGAGTAAATTCCCCGTTGGTACAAAGGTTGTCCGAGTTTATCCAGATTTTGTTTTAGATATTCCCGACAGTTACTTTGAACGGTGCCGAGGTTTGCATTGCGGCAGTTCACAATCCAATCCTTTACGTGGTTATCTATCCGAAGAACACCGCAAAGAGCAATTAGCCTATCTAAATGGCAGATTGCCGACAAATCGCAAATAGTCTCTTCGAACCACATCAAGCCGGTAACATTACCTGACGTGTTCCCGTTTATGAGGTGATGGCAGTACTCATGGGCAAATTGATATACCCACCGCCACAAGTCATCTCCTTTCACATGCAGGCATATGCGGTGTCCGGCTTCCCCCATACTGTAAATCTCAGGATGCCCGTCCTGATAACATATGATGCAATTGCTTGTGGTAAAAGCTTGGGTGCCTATCCAACTGGAAAAGTCTATTTGTACTTGTTGCAGCAGCCTATGTACAATATGTTTATTATACGTTCCAAATTTGGGGTCTTCGGCTACGTAAATGTTGTCGGATATTCTGTTTGCTTTCATAAGTTTTATTTGGCACAGCAAAGATACTAATAAATTGCACACGCATATGTTTTGAACAAGGTTTTATTTGGCGATTTAATCTCAGTGTGTGCAAATTCCCGTACCCTTTTGTGAGGGTTGTAAGCGTCCACACCGGAACACGCACGGGAACCACACCAACTATATTATTATTTATGTACCAGAAAATTCTTTTAGTTTCGGTATGGCTGGTTGTTTCACTTCTCGTCGTTTCGCTTTTATGTGAAATGCTCTCGGCAAGCGACACCATATCCAACATGTGCGGCTTCGTGCTTCTGATAGCATACGCCCTGCTAAGCGTCAAGACACGGTTATTTACAAAATTCAAGTTCAATAACAAAAACAACAACAAAATCAAGTTCAAATGAAAAAGAAAAACATTTTTATCATGGCGGTTGCCGCCTTATCCTGCATGTCGTGTTCCGAAAGGATAGATGCAGGCTGCGAGGGCATCTTGGTGAACATGTACGGCGACGACAAGGGAGTCGACGGCGTGAGTCTTTGCACCGGGCGCGTGTGGTACAACCCTTTCACCGAGGAAGTCTACGAGTACCCGACCTACGTGCAGACGATTGACTACAAGCCGTTCACAATCAACGCAAAGGACGGCTCGGAGTTCACCATCGACCCGACAATCTCGCTGAAAATAATCGACGGCAGGTCGCCCGTGGTGTTCAAGAAATACCGCAAGGAGCTGAAAGACGTAATAGAGGGCACACTTTACAATTACGTGAAAGATGCTTTCCGCATACAGCTCAACCGCTACACTACGGACGAGATTGTATCCAACAGGGCGTTGGTGGAAAAGAGCATCGAACAATACTTGTCGCAGACGCTCACAAAGGAGAATTTCAAGCTGGAGCAGCTCACGTCGGGGCTTAAGTATCCCGACGTCATCGTCCAAAGCGTCAACGCCAAGAACAAGGCGGTGCAGGAAGCCATGAAGGTGGAGAACGAGCTTAAGGTGGTCGAGGCGGAAGCCAAGAAGAAAATAGTAGCCGCCGAAGCCGAGTACAAGGCAAACGAGCTGCGCACGAAGTCGCTCACCCCGGCTGTGCTGCAGAAGATGTGGATTGAGAAATGGGACGGGACAATTCCTACAGTCGTTACTGGAGGAAATTCATCTACATTTTTGGATTTAAGCAAATTAAAAAAATAACATGGAAAGAACTTATTTTGAAAGACGGCAGCGAGCGTGATAGCGCAGGCCAAGAGTTTAGGCCTCGTAGGCAAGCACGCAGGTAGCAAACCCACAAAAAGGCTTGCACAAGCGATTGGGCATTACAGCCAATACTGCTCTAAAATCGAGTAACCATTTCCCGTGCCGCACCGATGTTTTTCTGTCATAATTTGCAAAATCCGGGTGCTGCCCTTCGATGGGAGCACGGGAACAATACATATGCTCATATGCAAAGTTTTAGTTTGTAAGACAGAGAGTCCGGAGGGACTCACGATTTCTTTACATCCTTGTCGCGAGGCAAGATGTATTCATGTCTATTTTTACTCATATCATACCAGTCTGCTTTGCCGTGAGGCACGGCAGATTTCATGAAAATAGCAAAACCTACATATATATGAACAAATCCGTGGTTCCAATTGCATGCGTGGCGTCAGGCACTGTCCACGCGCTGCTTAGCGGTGATGTCACAGCACTCGCCGTGTCACTCATATTCCTTACTTTCACCTCATGGCGCGGCATGTACCGCGCATGGCTGCGTATGACACAGTCCTCCGGGAAAGGAGGCGCGCGATGAGCTCCAACGTCCCGGCAGGCGCAGACTTCTGCCCTTACGCGCCATGGAACATGCCCGAGGCGGAGGAACGCGAGTGCGACGTCACGGTGACATACATCGACGACACAGGCGGAGACGCCACGCGCGGCGTCACAGTCCGGGCATACGGAGAGGATGACATCCCGCATGCCGTGTGTGACGCGCTCGGAGTCGAGCCGTGCCGGATTCTTGACATCAGGCTTCCTTTCAACAGGCGCGTGATGTTTTAATTAGCACAGAACATACAAACCAACCAGAATACAATTTTATGAACAACACCACAACGTCAACGGGAGCCACAGCCGCTCCCGCACAGAAACATTCAAGCATCCAGTCGCTTATGAACAGCCCGGCTGTAATGGCAAAGATAAGCAAGTGTCTCGGAACGGAGAAGAAAGCCGCCGCTTTCGCCAGCTCGGTAATATCGATAGCGACAGGCAGCGCGCAGCTGCGTGACTGCAATCCCACCACCATATTGGGAGCGGCTATGGTAGCCGCCACCCTCGACCTTCCGATTGTACCCACGCTCGGCATGGCATATATTGTCCCTTATAAAGGACAGTGTCAGTTCCAGATAGGCTACAAGGGGCTTATAGAGCTTGCCGAGCGCAGCGGAGTCTTCAGGAACATAATCGACGAGGTCGTATACGAGGGACAGCTTATGAGGAAGAACAAGTTCACCGGAGAATACGTCTTCGACGAGGACGCCAAGAAGTCCGACACCGTAATCGGCTACATGGCACGCTTCGACCTTACCAACGGCTTCTCAAAGACCATCTACTGGAGCAAGGAAGAGGTGGAGAGGCACGCCAGAAGATTCTCACAGGCTTACAGCAAGGGATACAGCACCCCATGGTCGACAGACTATGATACAATGGCGAGAAAGACCGTCCTTAAAGCCCTCTTCGCGAAATATGCGCCCAAGAGCATATCGTATGCCCTGCAGACGGCAATCACTTTCGACCAGTCAGTCAGCGCTCCCAAACACACCGACAATATTTCCGAGGATGTGCTCGAGCTGAACTCTTTCGACGTGGTCTATGCTGACAACGACAGCAACGAGGCTGCTGTGGAAGCAAGGCAGGAGGCTGTACAGGAGCAGAAGAAGGCTGTCAGGGCAAAAACGGATGAAACACCGAAACTGTTATGAACAGATACGCCGCATACAGCCGTGAGCAGATAGAAGAGCTGCAATCCCATTACCTCATTGACTCGTGGTCGTACTCTAAGGTGGCGACATTCGCGCGCAACGAGAAATCCTTTGAGAAGCAGTACGTCTACTACGACAAGGAGAAGCGCAGCGTCTCGTCCATAGCGGGCAACGCCTACCACGAATCATTGAGGCTGTACTTCACAACCTTGAAGCAGGGCGGCACGGAGATTTCCTTGCCCGAGCTGGAGGAGTCAGCCTTCTCTTACATAGACAATGTTCCGGCGAACGAGTGGAAGCCGTCAAAGACATGTCCCACGGTAGAGGAGTGCCGTATCAAGGCATTCAAGTCCGTATCGTCATTGCTGCGCAATTTCTACGGTGAGCGCACGGTCTATACTGATTCCATCGGAGAAGTTCTCGGTGTGGAGCTTTCCTGCCGCGAGTTCCTTACGGTCAACGGTGTGGATATACCGTTGCCGTGCAATGCGGTAATAGACCTTGTGTTCCGACATAAGGACGGACGTGTGATAATAGTGGACCACAAGACGCGCTCACGCTATACGGATGAGGAGGAGGTCGCCTTCACTTGCGGCAAGCAGGCGGTGACTTATCTTCTCGCCTACGAGGCTAAGGAGGGCATTACTGCGGATGAGGTATGGTTCGTTGAGAACAAGGAAAGCGTGAACAAGAACGGCTCTCCGCAACTCGCAAGACAGGTCATGACTATGGATACGGACAGCCGCCGCCTTTATGAGGCGTTGCTTTACGAGCCGCTCCGCCGCATGGTGGAGGCAGTGTCCGACCCGGACTATGTGTTTGTTGCCAACGACACGGACAGCCTTTGCGACCGTGGCGCGCTGTTCAGCTTCTGGGCAAAGACCATGATAGCCGAGGTGTCAGACTTCGACATACCCGAGAATAAGAAAGAACTTATCACAAGACGTCAGCGCAAGATACGCGACGCGTCCCTTGCCGTGATAAGCCCCAAGACAATAAGCCTTTTCAAGAAAAAGGCGGCATCATTCATACAATATGATTTAACAGATACAGATATGAGCAATCCGGAAAAGATAGAGCATGTGCTGCGTACGTTCGGCATACTCACGCAGGTGGCTCACGAGATGCAGGGTCATTCCTCGTGCACCTATCTGCTTGAGGCGAGCGCGGGAGTGAAAATCAGCCAGATTTCGAAATACAGGCTCGATATAGCCAATGCCCTCAATGTGCCATCAGTGAGAATAGGTGACAACCTCGTGGTTTACGAGGGCAAGTCATACCTTCCCGTCGAGGCTCCGGTAAAGGGCGGAGGCATCCTGTATTGGGACGTGAAATACCTTGAGGACAAGAACCGCATACCTCTCGGTGTGGACAATTTCGGAAATGTGATATGTTGGGACATCCACAATCATGCCACACCGCACATGCTTATATGCGGAGCCACAGGCAGCGGAAAATCCGTAAGTATAATAAGTACTGTCGAATACGCCCTTGAGGCAGGCATTAATGACATAACGATATTCGACCCGAAATACGAGTTCTGCGGTTACGCCTCGCGTCCCGGAGTCAAGGTCTACAATGAGATAGAGGACATAGAGGAGCAGATGCGGCTATGCGTCGAAGACATGCAGAGCCGTGCAAGAACCGGAGTCCATCAGCTTAAACTGATAGTGTTCGACGAGTTCGCGGATGCGGTGGCGTCGGCAAAGTCAGGTGCGGAGCTTGATATAAAGGAAATGGTCGAGGTCGGACAGCGGAAGGGTGATTTCGGCATGCTTGTCCCAAAAATGGAACTGAGGACGACAGGAAGGCTCAAATCGCTCGAGGAGAACCTGAAAATGCTGTTGCAGAAGGGACGCTCGCTCGGCTTCCGCATAATCGCCGCGACGCAGCGTGCGTCCGCCAATGTCATAACAGGTGACGCGAAGGTTAACTTCCCTGTGCTTGTATGCTTCCGCGTGCCTAAAGAGATAGACTCGAAGGTCGTCCTTGACGAGCCTGGGGCGGAAACCCTTAATGGCAAGGGCGACGGACTGATAAAAAGTCCCGAATACTTCGGACTCGTACGTTTCCAAGGATTTTATAAACCAAACCCATAAGTATGGCAAACACGATAACAGGACGTGTCAGCAAGATAACGTCCGAACAGCAGATAACGGGCATGTCGGGCAAGACGTTCACCAAGCGCACGCTTGTCCTCGACGCCTCGCGCTATGACCAGTATACAGGCGAGAAGAAATTCGACAACTATCCGAGTGTAGAGTTTTCAGGAGAGCTTATGAAAACCCTTGACAGCTTTAAGGAAGGCGATATGGTCGTGGTGTCGTTCGACATCAACGGCAGGGAGGTGAATGACGCGCAGACCGGAGATGGCAGGTATTTCAACTCGATACGCGGCTACAGGATAGAGCGTTACGGGAACAGTGAGCGCACACAGGCACAGAGTACAGACAACGACCCGCAGGATTCCCTGCATGAGCAAGGGGATGCGGAAGGACAATTACCATTTTAAAATCAACAACATCATGTATTACGAAATTACAGACCGTGTGACCCGCATGAAAGATGACGGCACGGAAAAAGAGACAAATGAACGCTATATCACGGACTGCCTTACATTCGCGGAGGCTGAGCGGAAAGGGATGGAGATGTATTCCGATTACAATCTTGACGGTGACGTTGTGGCTATAAGACGTTCAAATATACGTGAAATCGTCAATGAGAATGAAGAAAAGGAATATTACTTCAGGGCAACAATAGCAGACATCTCCGTTGACGAGCATGGAAATGAGAAAGAGCTTAAATATTATGTGCTCATCCGTGCCGACGACCTCTCCGAGGCTACTGCCAAGGCAAACGAATACATGCGTCAGGGCTTGCAGGATATGCGTCTTGACGGCATCGTAAAGACAAGAATACTTGAACTCTTAAAATAACGACTATGACACTGCAAGAAATCACCGAAACCATAAAGAAATGGCAGGAAGAAACTGGCAGCATATTTATCTTCCTTGCAAAAGATAACACGTCACCTGACGGCAAGAATATGATGTCCGCTTGCGTAGGTAAAGGCATTGATTTGTCATCCCTTATTGCTGCCGCCATGTCGGAGGACACCGATTTTGAAAGAATCTTCAAAATGGCGTTAACTGGATATGTACTTTACAACGCAACCAAACATTCATGCGGTTCGACGAACTGAAACGCCTATACACCGCGCCACGCACATACCGACCGCAGCATCACCACGAGGACAGCTTGCAGAAGGCGTGCGTGGCGTGGTTCGACTACACGCACAAGGACATAAGCCTTTACTTGCACCACTCGCCCAACGGCGGCTTCCACAACGCGAGCGAGGCGGCGAAATTCAAGGCGATGGGCGTGCGTGCCGGTTTCCCTGACCTCGTGCTGCTCGTGCCGAGAGGAAAATGTCCGTTCCTTGCCATAGAATTGAAATACGGCAGGAACAGACAGTCAGAGCGGCAGAAAGCCTACCAGGAGGCTCTGGAGGCAATCGGAGCGAGGTACGTGGTAGTGAGGACTCTGATAGAGTTCCGTAAAACAGTTGAGGACTATTTGGAATGACATGATGGACGAAGGATATATAACACTGAGCCGTCGTTTCTTCGCAAGCGAGATATGGAGGACGACCCGGGCTTTTAACGAGAGCGAAGCGTGGCTCGACTTGATACAGTCGGCACGATTTGAGCCATCGGCGATAACATCGCGCATCGGGTGCTACGAAGTTACGTGGACGAGGGGACAATATCCTGCATCCGTAAAGTTCCTCACAAAGAAATGGGGACGTTCCGAAAGGTGGGTGAAATCGTTTCTCGGAAAACTTCGCCGCGCCAAGATGATAACCACTGACGCGGCGCAGGGGACTACCGTCATAACGCTTGTAAATTTTGACAGATATAACCCTATGCCAAGCCTGCCAGAAGAGGGCGGGCGACCTAACCCTGTGACCCAACTAAGCGAACTGACAGACAGTGGGTTACGTGGAATTGCGTCTAACCCCCTGACCCAACCCCGTCCAACCCCCGACCTACAAAAAAAAGAAAGATATAATATGCTTGAAGATAATAATGCGCGTATGCGTGTGCGCGAGGAAAGCTACGCCGATGAAGTCATGTCGTCACCCCAATGGATTGAGGACATGCAAAGGCTCTACAGAATACCTCCCGACATGCTCCGAGCCAAGTGCGACGAGTTCATGCTCGACTGCCGGTGCTATGGGCATACACACACAGACGCCGACGACTTCAAGCGGCATTTCAACAACTGGCTGCGCGGCAGGCGTGACAGGGATTTAAAAAAACAGAAAGATGCAGACAATACCAAAGGACATGAAGATAGACGTCGCGGCTATGAAATCGCGGCTTCTGATGAGAAGGACTACTGCTCCACGTTTTAAGCTGGACGTCACCACGCGGCAGGCATATGACCTGATTACGGCGGCGTATTCAGCCGAAGTGGAGGCACGTAACGGAAAGTTCATCCTTGATGAGCATACAAAAACGCACGTGTGGTATGCGGCTAAGGCTCTGACCACGACGGACAAGTTCGGCATAGCCTTCTGCGGCGAGGTGGGCAACGGCAAGACGACGCTAATGTCGGCAATATGCAACCTCACGTCATACCTCATGGGCAATGAGGACAGACACTTCAGGAAAATCAAGGCGACAGATATTGCGACGGTTTATGCAAACCGCAGTGATTTCAAGATTCTGTGCAACGATGAGTTCCTTGCCATTGATGACATCGGCTGCGAACCGGCGGAAGTTATGTCGTACGGAAACATACTCACACCAACGGTGGAATTGCTTATGGCACGCTACGACATGCAGCTGTACACGATGTTCACCACCAACATCATGCCGAAGAAGATAAAGGACCGTTACGGAGAACGGATAGCGGACAGGCTGCGTGAGATGATGTATATTATACCGTTTACAAATCAGACGTACCGCCTATGAAGGAAAGTGAAATACGGAAGCTCCGTTCTTTCATGACACATGCGGAGAGTGTCTTTTCCGCATTGTCGAAATACAATACGTGTGACCTTGTCTCCATATTGGGACTACGTGCCTATAATGCATGGCGTATAGCACGCTACAAGGAACTGCCGCAAGTGCGCGGATATCTCAAAAAGAAACAAGAACATGAAAGTCTTAACACAAAACCTATTGAAGACGATGATTAATACACATGCTTCATTATTCAGCGGCATCGGCGGAGCCGAGATAGCCGCAGACAAACGTATCAAACAAAATTTGTATGGAAGAGATTTGGAAAGAAATTCCAGGTTACGAAGGACTTTATCAAGTCAGCAATCTTGGAAATGTACAAAGAATAAACGCATCCAATAGGCCATATCTTAATGGGCTTTTAAAACAATGGACAACGAAGGATGGTTATAAAATGGTTTCATTAAGAAATGCAAAAGGGAAACGGAAAGGTTTTCTTGTGCATCGGCTTGTGGCTATTTCTTTTGTCAATGGATATAATATTGATTTACAAGTTAATCATAAAAATGAAATAAAATCAGATAATCGCGCGGATAATTTAGAATGGGTTACTTGCATGGAAAATCTAAATTATGGCACACGAATACCCCGTGTAGCATTGTCATTAGGCAAGCCTGTTGTTTCTGTTAAAAATTTGATTTTTGAAAAATATCCAAGCATTAAAGAAGCATCGAGAGTAACAGGCGTGTCGTCTGCTAATATACTTGCTGTACTGAAAGGCAAACGCAAACACGCAGGCGGATATGTTTGGTATTACTTGTAGCATATAGCCAGCTGTGGCATACGAGATATTCCGCGCGATAGCGCAAGTAGAAAACGAAAACCAGGAATCAATATGAAAATCACAATTTATTGGGCAACGGAGAACGCCCGCATAATAGACAATATCCGGCAGCGGTTCGGCATCGTAGAAGGCATGACGGTAAACGGAGAGAATATCGTCACCGTTACGGATGACGGACTTGCCGAACTGAGAAAATACGAAGCCGACGGCTTCATACAGTTGCGTAACAAATGAAAATTCAAAACTATGAAAAAAGAGACAGAAACGATTCATGGCTATAAAGGTTTTGACAAAGACCTGAAGTGCCGCGGCTTCCAGTACGAAACCGGCAAGGAGTATTCAACAGATAAGGCTGTCGCCTGTAATACCGGCTTCCACTATTGTGAGAATCCGATGGATGTGCTAGGATTTTATCCACCGTGCGATGGTTCAGGAAACCCCAACAGATTCTGTGAGGTGGAAGGCTCCGGTGATTTTGACAAGTCAAAAAGCGACAAACTCTGCTGTACGCATTTGAAAGTCAAGGCAGAGATAGGTCTGAACGGTCTTATAAAAGCAGGTGTGCAATTCATATTAAGCCGTGTAAAATGGAAAGACGACAAGGATACCAACACGGGCGACAGGTCAGCCGCCACCAACACGGGGAACATGTCAGCCGCAAGTGTTGATGGTAAGGATTCTGTTGCCATAGTGACAGGCAAGGACAGCAAGGCGAAAGGTGCTCTCGGCTGCTGGATAGTCCTTACGGAACGTGACAGTTGGAACGGTAAAACGTACCCTATAAAGGAGGTCAAGGCGTTCAAGGTAGACGGAGAGACAATAAAGTCCAACACTTGGTATAAGTTAGTCGACGGTGAGCCTATAGAAGTGAAGGAGGACTGATTGGCATGACACATACAGTACACTCATCGTCTTCCTTGTGGCTCGTTAAGCTGGCGGCATCGTTCGACTTCTGCGACAGGGATGAGAAGCAGATGGTCTACCGAGTCCTTATATCCGCGTGGAAGTGGGGTAGGGATAGTTAGTTAATGTAAATTAAAAGAATAGTGAAAATGAAAAAGACATACAGGATTACGCTGCCGAAAGGCGCGAGAGTGGGAACAATTGACGCTAAAGTTGACAACGGTACACTCAATGTCACCGTTGGACTGAGAAAGGGATACATACCGATAGACGGTGAAATAGTTGTTAACGGCATGGATACAATCGCCATCTATGCCGGGACTAATAAGACTGGAGGCATTATGACTTACGCAGCACTTCACGGGCAACGTCTTCAAACGGTTGTCAGCGAGGAAGGTTGGGGATATACCTACGATTACCACCCCGCCACCGATGCCGAGAAGCGACGCCTTTTCGACGCGCTCGCCAAACAGGGCAAGCGGTGGAACGCCGAGAAGAAGTGCATTGAAGACTTGCCGAGGTGGAGGGCGGTTTGTAGTGGCCTGTATTACATAGTTGATACGGATTTTTTTATCCGTGAAATGAAGGAAAAAGGCGAAAGAACAGACTGCGCATTATATAATGCTGGCAACTACTTCCGCACCCGTGAGGCAGCCGAAAAGGTAGCCTCGCAGATACGTGACATATTCAAGAACTCAAAGGCTGAATAGGTATGGAACGGGAAATAGGAGAGATATTCGAGTACCGTGGCGAGTGGTATCAATGCATCGGGGCTCAAAAAAACGAAACAGGTAATTTGTGCAAACACTGTGATATGCGCTGTTCTCTTATAAGAAAATTCAAGGCATCTGAATGTCGTGCGGATTATCGTTCTGACTGTAGATACGTCATCTTCAAGAAGCTTGAGCATGTAGGCGACCCTTACCCGTTATACGACCACATCGTGCAGCGTTACGCAGGAGTGAAATTCCCCGTTGTCCTGACCGGAAAGCGGTTCATCAACTGCAACGCGTTCAACAACACCGTTGACATCGAAGTTGAACAAGACAAAACAAACAAAGAAGATATGGAAACAAACGAAAAGACAATTACAGTCCCTGAAGGCTGGGAGTTCGACCACCTGGACGAACGAGGCAACATCGTGCTGAAAGAGAAGAAGAAAGAGCTGCCCAAGACGTGGCTGAAATGCCTGTGTAGCATCAATGACGTGGAATTGATAGAAGAAGATAGCGAAGTTTATAAATGCCTTATAAGTGAATTGTCCGATGACGGGCGACTGTTTGGCGATAGCGACAGAAACATGTTGCCGCAAGGTCTCGGCAAGTCCATGCTCGCCCTCTGCCAGCTTCTCGTCTGCCGCAACGCCTGGTGGAAGCAATTGGGGTGGAAGCCTTATTGGACGGATGATAAAATGAAATATTGCATTAGTTACAAAGCAAATAAGAAAGAAAAGAACTCTTATTGGACGGTGAGCCGGATATTGGCTTTCCCCACCCCCGAAGTCCGCGACCAGTTCTTAGACACATTTGGTGACCTGATTGAAGAAGCAAAGGATCTGCTATGAGTGATTTATTTAGCAATGCTGACACCATTCAGCCGCAAGAATCAACCTTAGAAACGTGCCGCACTTGTATTCACCGCCAGCGGTGGGAGTGTGGTAGCAAGGTAATATCCTACTGCCGTGTGCGTAAGAGTAACCGCACTTTCAATGGATTACAGAAAGTGAAGTGCAACCAACAGGCGTGTAGCCAATATGTAAAGATATGAAAAGAAGTGAATATAAAGTGGGTGAGTTCCTATATGGAATTCCAACAAGTGAAGAATCTGCGAAATACCACCCCGAAAATCAAAGGGTATTCATCCATAACGGATATGTAGATGGTGACGGATACGGCATTTTGATTGGATGGAATGACGGTATAATCAAGAAAAGTACGGGATGGGGAAACTTCTGTTGGGGTGCGAATGTAAGGAAAGCCACAGATGAAGAAAAGGAGTCTTTTATGAAAGCTTTAATGAATCAAGATGTAATAAGATATTACTGATTATGAAACAGAAAGTGACGATGTACCAAGCCGTGTGCGACGGGTGCGGAAGTAAGCATGGCTATGAATTTAGTGAAGGTATGGCAAGGTATATGGCGAAGATGTGCGATTGGGAAGAAATCGACGGCAAACTCTACTGCCCCGACTGCGTGGAGTGGGACGAAGAAACCGATAGTTACAAACCTAAAAAGGAGAAATTATGAACATAGAAACCGTTAATTTAGTGTTGGAAATTGTAAAGTTAAAAAATCAATTAGATGACTTGCTAAGTGTTTTTGAATTATAATACCCCTACCAAAATTACAATTACAAATGATACCGGTATTAGCAGGTCATTTGATGTTGAAATGATAACAGAGCTGAAATCGTATGCTTATGCAAGGGATAAAGAATTAGATAAAAAACTTGAAGAATTATGAAGAGCATTTGGATAGCGAGAGATATGTTTGGCGACCTATGCATCTCATCCGAAAAGCCCGTTAGGAACAATGGATGTTGGGAGATATGTGATGGTATAGAGATATCAGACTCTGATTGGTTTCCCGACCTCACATGGGATAGCGAGCCAATCGAGTTGGTAATAAAAGAAAAGGAGGAATAAAAATTGCTTGGTTGGCAAAATGTATAGATGAAACTGAATACATCTTTGATAGAGAACCTTATAAAGAGGAAGGTTATTGGTATAATCCTCGTAGATGGGATGGTGGTACAATTAAGCTGCCAAAAGGAACTATTGAGAAGATTATTGGTAAAGAGTTTAAATGGAATGATAACCCTGTAGAAATAAAAGAGGACAAATAATGAAATACAGAAAGAAACCGGTTGTTATCGAAGCCGTGCAGTGGGCTGGCAATAACGAAGAAGATATAAAACGCTTTGCACCTGTTGCGGCGGTGTTCAAGTACATCGTGAGCAACGACAAAAGCACGTCATTGTGCATGGAGAAACCGCAGAGCGGATATATTGAAGCCGTGACATTGGAAATAAACACCTTGGAGGGCGTGATGCAAGCCTCACTCGGCGATTACATCATCCGTGGCGTGAACGGCGAGTATTACCCATGCAAGCCCGACATCTTCGAGAAAACATATGAAAAAGCGGAATGATAATGAGCAGGAATGAGATAATAATCCTCGTCGGCGTGCTATGTGTGTCGGTTGCCGTATGGCTTATGTATGACTTCGCCTGCTCCTTGATGACATTTGGCTTGTCTGCAATCCTTTACGGCATTGCAAAAGCCGCAATGCTACGAATGGAGGACACATGACCGACTTTGAGCGTGAGGCGTACCACAATGAGATTGACTTCCTGCAAGCCGAGGTCGACAGGTACCGCCAGCAGAACAAACAACTGATGGAATTTATATTCAAACTTAAAAACAGAAATAGAAATGGGATGTGACATACATTTACGCCTTGAAAAAAGACTCAAAAAAGAAAAGGTGTGGAACAGATACTACACAGAGAAATGCGAGTGGCAAAATTGCGGAATAATCCCTTTTGACAGAACTTGGGGTGACCGGATATATGGTATGTTCGCTGTTTTGGCAAACGTGCGCAATCGATGGAATATCGAGCATATTCCCATACGTGGATTGCCGGATGACATCTGCCCTGCCACCTTGGAATGTTATGGTAAACCAATAAAGGATGAAATCAAAGACGCTTATGAAGACGAGAACTTTTATCTTACTTCCAAAGCAGAAGATTGGGTGAAAGACGGATTGAGCAGATATTACGTAGTGAGAGGGCGCAAGTTCTGCTCTTGCCCAGATTTCCATAGCGCGAACTGGTGTACGACGCGTGAAATGGAAGATTGCATAAACAAGGTGTTCAAAGACGAAAAAGGAAACTTCAAACCGGAGGCAGAGCCTTATGAATGGCTTGCCCTGCTCGGCGCGATGAAAGGTTATGAAAGCACCGGCGAATATGAGTGCAGGGCTATTTTTTTGTTTGACAATTAAAAGATTACGTAAAATGGAACAAGACAACGTTATCGCAAAGGAATGCTCGCACTGCCACCGCACGTTGCCCGTCACGGAGTTCTACAAGAAGAAAGGCACGTCCGACGGTCTGCAATACTACTGCAAGCAGTGTCAAATTGAGTTTAACAACGCCTACAAATGCAAGAAGAAGGCTTTCGGGGGGGGGGAATCCCGAACTCTCACGCTTCACGCCACGTCAGCTTATGGAGGAACTTAAAGCCCGCGGCTATACTGGAGAACTGAAATATGTACAAACAATAAATCTTGAAAGATTATGACACAGACCGGCATAATCGTCCTTCCGCATCAAATCAAAATGAAAGCGTGTGAAATACAACTCGACTACGACACCGTAATGTCAAAGGTAAGCCGCCCGCTTGCAAGGAAGCTGGTACACTCCGTGGAGCTTTTGCGGAAGTCGGAGAAAATGGCGTTGCGCCTCGACCCCGAAAACGGCTTTTACCTTGCGTTCAGCGGCGGCAAGGACAGCCAATGCCTCTACCATGTCGCAAAGCTGGCCGGTGTCCGCTTCAAGGCTCACATGAACCTTACGAGCATAGACCCGCCCGAAGTCATCCGCTTCGTCAAGACGCAATACCCCGATGTGGAGCTAATCAAACCACGGATGAGCATTTACGAAATGGCTAAGAAAAAGCACATCTTGCCTACAAGGATTTTGCGCTGGTGTTGCGCCGAGTTCAAGGAAACGTCAGGCGTTGGCAAAATAACACTTGTCGGTGTGAGAAAAGAAGAAAGCGCACGGCGAGCCAAACGTGAGGAAATATCCACAGAGATAAAGGGCAAGCGCACTGAGGAAACCTTTGACCAATGGAGCGAACATGAGGAGAGCATGGTTGCGTGTGTCGGCGGTAAGGACAAAATCCTTGTATCGCCCATAATCTATTGGACGGAGCGCGACGTGTGGGAGTTCCTTAACGTGAACGGCATACCACACTGCGAACTCTACGACGAGGGTTATACACGCATTGGCTGCATCTGTTGCCCTATGTCGCAACCATGGCAAAAAGCCAAAGAGATTAAACGTTGGCCGCACGTCAAACGCAATTGGATAAAGACAATCCAATGGCTGATAGACAACGGATATATCGACCACAATTTCAACGACGCTGAAACAGGCTTTAGGTGGTGGATAAGCGGCAAGGGCTACAAGCAGTTCTACGCCGACGAGTTCCTGCAACAGAAAATTGAATTTAAAGACAAAGACCAATGAAAGCGAGACATTGCGGCGAGTGCCGCCACTTCAAGAACGAGGACATCAACGGCGACGGCTGGTGCGGGAAGTACGACGTGGGCAGAAGATGTGGCAATGAGTGTTTGGCAAAGGAAAACAAAGGAAATACAAGGAAAATTTCCTCTAAAATCACAAGATAAAATGGAGGGAAAGAATATTAATACAAATAAGATATGACAAAAGAACAGATTGAAAAGGCGGCAACAGAAAGCTGTGTTATTGACAACAGCATCTTCAATCCAAAATACGTGCCGTATTATGAACATGGGTTTATAGATGGTGCCAACTGGCGCATCAACGCCGTGTGGCACAAGCCGTCGGCCTATGGCGATGAACTGACAAGGAACGTTGAGGTTATAGCAAAAACTAAAAGAGGCTATCGCTTTGGGATATTCGACATATTAGGCTGTTTCCACGAATATATAGCGTTTGTAAGCACATCAAATCTTGAATATGCGCTTTCCGATGTATTGGAATACGCGTATTTGGCTGATTTATTACCCGAAGGAAAGGAGGAAGAAGATGGAAGTCATTAAGGTTACCAAAAGAACATACAGAGTGCTACATGCTGTTGATAAGCCATTTTTGAAATTCGGACAGTTTCGCAGGACGAGAGAAAGTATAGGTCTTCCTGTTCAGAGGCGTTGTTTTAATTGCAACCGTAAGTTCAAGGATGACGATGATGTCTATTTAGTCATGCTAAAAGGAACTCTCAACAGATTGTTTTGTAAAAGCTGCAATGACAAGGCTTTGAATGATTTGAAGAAAGGAGGTCTGCAATGACAGCATACGTACGACAGGCTACGGCAGTGAGCAGCCAGCGCGCGATGGAGGTGTTCGAGCGTCTCAACTCACTCGTCAACCTTGTTATAGGAGCCGCCAACACAGTGGCGGGCAAGACAATGTTCGACGCCATAGAGAGAGTACGGAAGACACCGTACTACCGTTTCACTCTGAAGCGTCACCTCAGGGAAGCGGAGAGGGCGTACTACGCCTATGAGAAACTTCACATCCAGAACTTCGGAGACCGGACGCAGCTCTTCTATGACTATCTTGACACAGTGGAGGAGGACATACAGCCGCATGTCGACATCCTGCGCTTCTCCATCAAGTCGCTGCTCGACAAGTACAGGCAGACCGAGACGGAGCTTAAATCCTATGTCGAGACCGCCCGCAATCTTCTGGCATACGCGGTACATCTTTACGATGTGCAGATAAAGACGGCTGACGAAGCCGCGCCCGGCATTCATTTTGACAAATACATGAATCCTGCGCGGCTGTCACGCACCCTCTACCATTTTGAGCAGGCTGCTGACATGATATGCAAGACCGAGGACGGGATAACCATAGACCTGAACAAGGACGCCAACGCCATGCTCGCCTTCCGTATCATAGAGAAGAAGCTGACGAGCGAGCGTTTCCTAAACCGTGTTGGCTATGAGGCGTTGAAGCTTAATCCTGAATGCCGCAAATACATTACCGACGAGGATTGGAACGAGCTTGAAAGCAATTGCACGTCACAGGAATAGAGGTATTTTTAGCATAAATATTAATTAGTTAAAAATTTAAATAGTAAGATAATCGCAAGATGTTTGTTCTCATATAACTAATATTGTTTATGAAAAGTAATCGATTTCCCGATATTATGGTTATTTTTGCAAACAAATGAATTTTGCCAAATTTTACGATATAAGTGATTGGGTAGAAAAGCCCTACATCAACACAAAAGGTACCAGGAACAAATGTATTGTCATAGACCCAGATAGTGGTATTGAATATTATTTCAAAACCTCTATCCACAAAGGTGCTATGGACTACAAGACTGAGTTCTGGTCAGAAATCATAGCTTCCAAAGTTGGGCAATATCTGAATTTCAATGTGCTGGATTATAACATAGCCAAACATAAGGATGAAGTCGGTTGCCTCTCTATGTCTATGATAAAAGACGGTGAATGCCTTACGGAGGGTATAAGTCTACTGACAGGATTCGACAATACTTATCGACCGTCAGACAAAGATTCATATTCACAATACACTTTCCATTTCATTGAAGAGGCCATAAGCAGTTTCGGATTGTCAAAGAACATTGACGATGTTATCAGGACCATTATCTTTGACTCTATAATAGGGAATAGTGACAGGCATCAAGAAAACTGGGGGTTCATCACGCCTTTTCAAGAAAAAACATTAACAAGGGAGGAGGCAAAAAGTTTTCTTGGAAGATTGAAAGAGCGCATCAAGAAGATACAGGATTCATCGCGTGGCAACAACGGAAACGTTCCTTTAGACGTCCACGTCAAGATACGGATTTTGCAAATTGTCGGTAAATACGCTCCGATATATGACAGTGGATGCTGTCTCGCACGTGAAAAAAACGAAGGAGCCGTAAGGCAAATGCTTAATGACAAAATAATGTTCGACAGTTTTGTCAACCGTGGGCAGTCTGAAATACGTTGGGACGAAAGTGGGAGAAAGCTAAACCATTTCGAGTTGATAAAGCGCATAAAAGAAAAATATTACGAAGTCGTTACCGATACAATCAACCAAGTCATCGCCGTTTATGATGAAAATAAGATACATGACATTGTATTTAACATAGACAAGCGCCTTCCTGACGTACTGAAAGCTGACGAACGTTGGGCTTTGTCTGATGACAGGAAAGAATTGATATGTAGATTGATTGACGAACGTTTTAACAGACTAAAAAACATTATATTATGAAAAGATATATAAGACAAATCTACTTGGTATGGAGACGAGGTAGAAACGAAAGAAGAATAAAGGTCGGAAGAATTCTCCGTAATAGTACGGAGGGGGTACGGTTCATGTACATGTCAGAAGGAGTCAAGGAAGCAGTGGAAAAAGGATTCAATATGTATCCTGATTTTCCAGACCCAGGAAAAGTGTACCATAACAACGTGCTTGAAATATTTTCACAGAGGTTGAACAACACCGAACGTTCAGATATACAAAAGTATTATGACTATTGGGAAATAAGCCCTGAGATGAAAGATGACAAATATTATGTGCTTGCCCAAACGCAAGGACTTCTGCCGACAGACACATTCGAGTTTCTTGCAGAATATTATCCGGTAAAGGATTTGCGTTTTACCAGCGAAATTTGTGGATTGACAAAAATGCAGCTTCCTAACGGAACTTTGAAAGAAGGTGATATGCTAAAATGGAAATTGGAGCCAAGTAATCCTTACGATAAATATGCCGTAAAGTTATATAAGGAGAATAAGGAATTAGGATATGTTAAATTAATACACAGTAAGGTTTTCCATGATTCAAAATACAAAAAATTCGCTGTAAAGGTAAAAAGCGTAGAACAGAATGGACATATAAACAGGGTTTTTGTTTCCGTATCCACTATTAATGTCAGGTAATTCCACTTTCACGATAAAAAGCATTAAGCCCGATTGCCAAATGTGGCGGTCGGGCTTAATCTATCTATAAACATAATTAAGACAAAACAATATGAACTTAAAGAAACTATCACAAAAAGCTTTTGAGACCGCAAAGGCGCACGGATGGCATGATGAAGAACTTCCTGACGAAACTTATTTGATGCTTATCATAACGGAGATAGCCGAAGCTGTACAGGCAGATCGCAATAACAGGCACACGGATATAGACCTTTTCAAAGCATTACTTGAAACATACGCCAAAGATGATGCTGTATTTAAGTATGAATTTGAGACACATATCAAAAACAACGTCGAGGATGAGCTTAGCGACATAATCATACGCTGTCTTGACCTTGCCGCGCTACGTAATTGCGACCTTTCCCTTGCAAAGGCTGTGACAGACGACAATATTTTTACAGTGAATGACGAGCTGCCAAAATTCGCTTTCAGGATGTGCTGGATGCTTACGTATGAAGCTGACACCTTGTGCAGCCGACTGAATTGCTGTATTGCTGGCGTCATCGCATACTGCCATCAAAAAGACATCGACATCGACTTCTTCGTCGAGCAGAAGATGCGCTATAACAGACTCCGCCCATTTAAGCATGGGAATAAGAAATATTAAACATATTATGAAAATGAAAAATTTTGATTACAAGACATCTTTTGAGGCTTTCGCCGTAATGGTAACGGCATGGGTTACATTCTTTCTGACTGACGTTTTCCTGCCGGAATGGTTATTCTGGTTATTCTTCTTGTTATTTGTCCTTATGCTGCTATGGTGCGCCGGTTACAAAAGACCTCATTACTGGTTCTATATCAGACACAGGCAGGACAACAAAAATGATGTGGGTGTCCTGAAGACATACAGTCCGTATACCCCGTTTTACGTTTTCGGGGATTCTGACGGAGTAATAAGCCAGAACTGCTTTGAAATCAGTTGTGATGACTACGAGAGATTGTTCGTATCTATAAACTCAGAAAAGGAGGAATCTGATGACACAGATGCCAAATGATGTATACTCCGCCCGTCTGTTTGCCGAGGCGGAGCATCTGATTGCCATACATTGTCCGCGCTCGGCACAGGCTCCTGTGCGACGCATAGCAAGGCACGATGCCGATGTTTACGGGTTGGACTATGGGGAAGCTTTGGTGCGACGGCAGGGAGAGTTCTACGAAAGACTGTTCCCAGATGGCTGATACTACCACTGCCAAAGCCTATAATATACGGATATTCCTATGAAAGGTGTCGGTTTCATGTCTTTCCCTATACCGTAACCTGCGGCAATACCGACGCCAAGGAGCGGACTTTCCTTGTACCTTGTGACAGTTACAGTCTCGTGTCTCGGATATACAAATATACTGTCAAGATTCGCGCGGAATCCGCTCACGTATGCGGTATAGGTACTGTCCTTATAGACTTTGGAAGTTATAGGCAGTGTCACCTTGACGCTGTCGCCTGTATTCCCGCCCTTCTCTTCGTATATCGTGTCTTTGCGGCAAGTCACGGGCAACGTCTCCGTAACATACCGTATCACCGTACTGTCTTTGGGTACAGGATTCAAGAACGGAATGGTGTCTATATATGTAGTCCGTACTGTGTCCTGATTCGTTGTTTTCTTTCCGGCATTACTGCACTGGAGTATGTTGACGCATAATGATGCGGTCAACAACACCGATACTACCACAAGCAATCCTTTAAATCTTCCCATGTTCTTTCATTTTTTATTAAACAAAAAGCGGCAACCCTTGATATGTGGGTCACCGCCTGTGTTGTATCAAAATAGATAATTGTTATATTAGTGGCTTTAATGATATTATCCTAGCAGATTTGCCGAATATCTTTATCAAGACATCCTCGGGCAAGCCTGTGCTTTCCGAAATCATGCTGATTGAATACCCCAATGTGTCCGATACCAGCCTATATGCCTGCTCAAAGACGGTAGGGCTGTCAATAGGCACTTCGTAAGGTTCTTTCTTATTCCAATGACGTCTGCTGAACTCCATTCTCATAGACTTGTACTTCTCACTTGCAATGGCGTTTATGTTTTTTGCCTTTTCCAAAAGTGATGCCATGGAAACAAGCCAATACCGTTTCAGCTCAGGGAACTGTCCGAGTCTGACATTGTGCAAGGCGTTTCTGACAACTTGGGAGGGGAGAAGGAACTCCGATGCAAAAGCGTTCGCCTCTTTCTCCTTGTCTCTAATGCTGAATACCGGGAAACTTGGGCACTCGTGCATCAGTATGTGTCCCAGCTCATGTGCAAGCGTAAACCTTACCCTGTCGTTGCTTCTGTTCCTGTTCACGATGATAAGATGATTGCCTGCGTCAGTTATCAGGGAAACCCCGTCAAACTCGTCGTTAGGACTGTCCCACATGTAAATGAATACCCCGTTTCGCTCAAGGAATTTGCAAATATCGGATATAGGCGACATGCCGAGCCTGTATTTGTTCCTTATGTGCCCGGCAAGTTCCTCCGGGCTTATGCCGTTGTCCATGTCGTAGTATCCAAATGAATAGTCAGGTATCTCGACAAATTCACTAAGCCAATCAAAACAATACGCAATCAGGGATATTGTCCTGTCTATCTCGTTGCGTGTCTTTACGGTTATGGTAGCCTTTTTCCTGTAATGCTTGCTGTCTACCTTGTTCACAATATTCATGTCAAGGAATTTCATCGGGAAATCAAGCGTGGACATAATCAAACCAAGCATGTTGTCAGACAGCCCGCCAAACCCCTTTTCGTATTTTGACAGGTTGGATTGCGACAGCCCTTTGACTTTTGCCGCGAGTGCGGTTTGCGTGAATCCCCTGTATTCCCTTGCGAATGTAAGCTGCTCACATTTCATAAGACATTGCTTTTATAGTTCTTTTTTTAACAGACGGTGTGCCCTGCTGTTATTCTGCTTTCTTTTCTCCTGTCTCTTTCTTTTTCAGGCGGACAACAATCTCCTGCGTGTCTGTATTGGCAACCGGTACATTCACACCGTCTTCCATATAGGAAGTCCATTGAACCCCATCGTCATACAAGACAATTCTCGGGTTTACGAGCTGCCCGAAACCGTCCTTTGTATATCCGAAAATCAATATCGGCTCTTCCTTGCCTTCATCGCCTTGGAAAAGCGGTAATTGGTATTGGTTGACAATCGAATCTGAAAGTATTGTCGGAATGTAAGACGGCTTGTCATTCTTGTTCAATTTCTTGATGAGCATGAGCACACCGTTCCATCTGAATATTATCCTTCCGTATTTGCCTTTGTTCCAGTTCTCGGGAAATGTGAGAATGAAACTCTCTGTTATTTTTGCGTTAAGCAAAGGACCTACAAGCCTTGTCCTTGCTTCAGGTATGGTCATATTTACTTCTTCATTGTAATTTGCCAAACCTGCGTAATACGCCTTGAAGATGTCCTCATAACAATCTTTTAGCAGTTCCAACGCTTCTTTTTTCGTGATGCGTTTTCGTTTCTTAAAATTATTATTTATATTTGCCATATAATTTAAATTTAAGACGGGCACACCGTCTGTAATTTCAGCCCTTATTGCCGTAAGGGCTTCTTATATGGTGCAAAGATATATAATTTCCCCAAATAATTGTATATAATTTTTCGAAAATATTGTATATTTAACGGCAACCCACAATGTCAAAGAACGCCTTTACGACGGTTGCAAATTCCGCAACCGTCGTCAGTTATTTCCATTTTGGAAACGAGCTCACACTTTCCCCAAGTACGCCATGATGCCTTCCACGTGCAGCTCCACAATGGTTCGCTTGCCTTTCTCGCTCAGCAGATAGTCCACGTCCTCCCGGTTGTCCTGAAAAAGGTTTTCAGTCAGGACTGCGGGACAATTTGTGTCACGGCATATTGCGAGATTCTGTGTCCAATATGGCTCATCCTGTGAGTATCTTCGGACTTTCAGTCCTTGTGTCTCTGCCGCGTCAATCAGACGGCAGGCGAGCTCTTTGCTCTTCTTTGAAGCGTTGCGCGAGACATAAGCCGACCATCCTCTGGCGTCATGCCATTTGCCGTCGGCACCAGCCGCGTTACAGTGTATTGAGACAAGTATCGCTTTCTTTCCTGTCGCGGCATAAATCCTGTTTGCCCTTTCGCACCGCTCTTTCAGGCTGATGTCGTTTTCCTCGGGCACAATGCGCTGCGCGTCATATCCACGTGCCTTGAGTTCCCTTTCAAGACGCACTGCAATCTCACGGGCGTATGCGTATTCGAGCAGGCGTCCGTCAGGCGACCGTTTCCCTGCGGTGTCCTTTCCGTGTCCCGCATCAAGTATAACTTTAAAATTTTCCATGATTTATAATGTTGTAAAATGCGTTTATCGTCATATCTGGTCTGTCATTCTGTGATAAAAGTCCAATTTTATATTGTCATATACTGCGCTGACGTTGGTGTAGGCTCTTCCGTTGTTCGCACCGTTCTCATTGTACAGCTCTCCCTCTATTACTTTCGCCACCCATTCTGTCCATTCCGGATTACAGTACTCCGAGAGCTTTTTCCCACGGTAATGGAAATTGTCGAACTTGCTGTTCCTGTCCTCATACATGTTGCTCAGCAGGGTGCGTATCTTAGCCTTTGTCCTTTCCTTGTCGGCTATATGGTTCTCCTCCCTTATTTTCTTCAGGAGTCTGCATACTTTCTCCACCGCAAGGTCAAAGAACGCTCCGGATATGTTCTTTATCCGCAGTTGTGTCTCAGGCATCAGTCCCTCCGCTATCGTCACCATGACGTGGTTGTTGTTTTCCAGCTTTCCGTTAAGCTCGCGCAGCTCGTCAGTGTAGGATATTATGTTGCTTATCGCTGATTTGAACCAGCGGAAACATGCAATCATCAGACCTGAGGCGAGCAGCAGGAACACCGCGCAGATGACCATCATTATTCCATAGTCGCTTATGCCTTTTGCGACCTCCAATGTGCTTTGTACCTCGTTCATATCATCATCCTTATGCATTGTCCCACAACTGTTCCGACTGTTGTCAGCCCGAAGTCTGTCCAGTCCCATTTGCCGCCCCATTGCCTGTCTTTCAGTTCAAGGGCTGCCGCAACGCCTATGCCTGCGTATGCCGCACAGTATATATCATCCGCTCCCATACCGATAATCAGACCGCCAAGCAGATGCTTCCATCGGTTGCTTGTCTTAAACCACATTATAATCTTGTTCATTCTCCCTTGTTTTTTTATTCGTACATACATCAAGTCAAATGATAGGGCAGGGCATATGAGTCCCTGCCCTGGATGCCGGGAATCAAACCACAAGCATCGCCACTACTCCAATGACAGCTCCCGCGAGCCACCACAGCAGGTTCTTCCACTTGTACGTGTCCTCCGTGGTGACATGTCTCACCACCTCGGCGAACGCTCCGAAGAGCATAGGTGTGATGATTCCCATTATCCACGCGTTGACGCTGCCGAGGCTCTGTTCCTGCCACATGTACAGCATTGCGATTACCAGTCCTGCCACGAAGCCGAACCATCTGTTTGTCACGAATCTGATAACTTTTTCCTTCATAGTCTTTGGTTTTTAAATTAAACAAGTTCCACATATAATCCCACGAGCTCACTCAGATTGTGAGACATCGGAATCTGACTGTCTCTTGTGCATTTGTATTTTATTTCATCCTGTATGTAATACTTACCGTTGAACAACTCCATAGGCGGTGCGTATGGTATCGGGTCGTCCTCCGTGCCCTCATGTTCCTCGTCAATATGTTTCCATATAGATGCGGTTTCCAAAGACGGACGCCAATTTGCCTGCGTCTTATGCGTTGTAAGTGCTTCCCAAAGGTCATCGTCACAGTTGTACTTTTCGCCTTTGTTGACGTCAATTCCTTCTTTCCATTCGGGATAAAACTCCTTAACTTTCAGAGCCTCGTTGTTAGACAGCGACATGGTGTTTATCTGTGCCTTTGTGTCTGCTGTCAATATCTGCATGGATAATACCTTTGCAAAGTCCTCATTTGGCTGCACGTAATCTTCTCCGTGTGTCCATGCCTCACTGTTCATAAGTTCCGTGAACTCGGCATTGTCGAACTTATACCTTTTTAAGGCATTAAATTCGTCAATATTCTTTACATACTCTTCGTGCAGCACTACTTGTGTCTTATCCACTGACTGACGCATTGTCGGAATAATCTCAATTCCGTGCGCCTTTGCTTGTGCTATTGTTGCTATTACAAATTTCATATTCTTTATTCTGTTGTTTGTTCACTCGGTAATACATAGTCTGCGTCTATATACTTTCTTATAAATGCCTTTATCTGTTGCTCGTCTAATGAGCGGTCAAAGAGGTAGGCGGAGTAGAAAACTATTCTTGCACATAAACCGTTGTTGGCAACTCTTACCTTACCGATAGTTACATCGTTTAAATTCTGGCTTTTCAAGCTACCCTTTGATATAGAAATTCCATTATAAGTCGTACTATTTACATATACAATATTTTTTTCAACTGACGCAGGCGAATCTAATTCAGTACTTGTTCCAAATAATATTATAGCGTTATTGGGATAATCTGTAGAGTTCGGTGCTCTTTCAAAACCTAATATGTTGAAAGACGCATTATTACTATTTTGAAGTGAAATTCCAAATGGCAGTGAGATACCTTTGTATGAATAATTAGTATATTCTCTTACCATTATACATGTAAGTTCGTCAATAGTTCCGACTTGAGTTACTCCGTAATCATCCACGCCGTCAAAGACAAGAGCATCGGGGTATTCGGGGAGGAGTTGAATGGCAATATTCTTAAAATTCCCTTTAATAAATGGAGCTCTATTATAAGGACTATCCGACATTGTAGATTGAGGAACTGTATAAATTCCATCATTACGAATTTCTATATAATTCCATCCTAAAGAACTTGAACCTAAACAATAATAAATTCGTAAGTGTTCATCGGCATTAAGTCCAATTACTTTTATTTTGTATTCATTCCAAGTCCAATAGGATGAAATCCTTTCTAAATTAAGTGTCCCTGTAAAATTTTCTATTTTAATAGAAGTTTCAGTAACTTCAAAATTATATGTGTTGTAATTAAGATAGTTTTTACCATTTAATTTAGTTCTATATCCCCCATACCCGCTCATTTTGCTAAAAGCAAAGTTATTCAGCGTAATATCATGCCCATTACCCGTCAAATCACGCAATACATTTCTATCAGCATCATCATTGCTCTTTCCTGCCGCCGACCATGCCGCGATAAGTCCCGGGTAATTTATGTTGCTGTCGCTCTTTTTAAGCGCGTTGGCTATCATAAGCCTGCGTCTATATATGCTCATGCCGCACCTCCCATGACTGCTATATTATTGACTATGCTCACTTGATATGTCTTGCTTGCTTCTATGGTGCTGTCGCCTATCCACTTTACGTCATCGGGCAGCGACAATGTGGTCGGAGTCGCACCGCTTGTGAACTCGAACATGTATTCCTCCCGTATATCCGTGTCTCCGCTGGCGAATGTAAGTGTGAGGCTTGTCACCTCTCCGAACACATAGAGTATGCCCGGCTTCAGTTCCTGTGTCACCTCGCTGCCCTCAACCTCCACACGTCCGCGCATATCGTCAATTTCCTTTTTTGTGTAATATCCCGAAAGGTCTGTTGCCGGATAGAACCCACGGCTCATACTCAGACCGTCATCATGACCTTCGGTGCACCAATATGCCATCTTGTCCTGTACCGAGTAGAACAGGCGGTTATGATAGCCTGTGTCGTACGCATCAGGGCTATCCCAAAAGCCTGTTCTATTCCACTCCGAATAAAGCTTCCCTGTCTCTGATTTGTAAGCATAGAAAGCATATCCGGCAGAAGTGCCTGTGAATTCAGCGCAAACACCGTCGAAATCATCTCCCGCGTTCTCTCCGTGGGCAATCTCATGTGACAGCTTCGTTGAAATCCATAGCAGCGGAAGCACATGCCTTCTGTTCAAATCACGTACGGGCATCGTCCCTCCGCCTCCGAGCAGTATGTCCTCATCGCTCTTGCCCTTGTATGCAAATGTCTTGCTCCATTCGGGAATAGAATCTGGATAGTCATTGCCCAAGGAAAGACTGACGCGCTTTTTGATATATTGAGGCTGGTCTCCATTAAAATCAACCATCCCCCTGCAGAAGGAAATTGTATAATGATTGTGATGGTCAATTGCATGCTGGTCAAGAAAATCTATAAACAGATGTTCCCTTGGGTCAATCTGTCCATAAAGCCGATGCACTCCGGAAAGAACTCTTATGTCGCTTACGTCAAATCTGTAGTCTCCAGCATAAGGTAAATCTCCAAAAATTACATTATCCCCGTAACTTTCATCTTTGTTGTATGCCAATCTCGGTAGATATAAGGCATAGTTTTCTTTTAGACATTCTTCTGCTGTGGCAGGATATGATAAGTCAGTGCTCTTTAATGCAATTCCTATCATGCCATCGTATCCACGAAGCCAAACCGGATGACCCTTGACAAGTATCTTCTTTTTCAAGGCATCGGTGTCTCGCATATCAATCACCTCATGCCCTCCACCCGTAATAAGAGCCGCCCATTCCTCTTCCGAGCCTTCATACCCGTGCAGCACGGCTATCTCATAGGCGGACAGACCGTTGCCCGGCACACTGATGTCCATGTCAAGCTCGATGTTCACGGTGCCGGTCTCCACACCCTCGTCGCTGCTTATTGACACAAGCTCGAAGGCGCATGCCTCATCCACGGTGTTGCGGTTGTTGTCGCCCCAATCCTCGGTAAGTGTCACCGTATACGCGCCTGTCCACTGCTGCTGTGTGCCCGTCCATCCTGCTATCAGCTCCTCTCCTGACTGTACTACAGGAAGGCTCACGCTGCCGAGAATGTTGCGCAGCATAAGACCTATTTTCTTTCCCTCGAGGTTCTCTGCACCGCCACGGCGTGTAAGCCTTATGCGCAGAATGATGTCGTTTCCTATTCTTATACGTCTCATGGTCTGTCTCCTTTCTTTACTGTTCCGGCTCACCGTAGCCGTTTATATCTGTGTCTGCCTCTATATATGCTCTGAAACCGTTCGCTTCCTGCGGTTCCTGAAGATGATACACAAGACCTCCTGTTCCAAGCGTGTATGCTCCGGCAGGCACTGTTGTTTTGCAGTAGAATCCCTTCATTGTGACCCCATTATATGTCACCGGCAGCGGTTCCGTCTCCCATTGTGAGACATTGGCTATGATATACTCGGAAGCGGGACTGTCACCGCCCGGTTTAAAAAGATACGGCTTGCCAGCCTCAATTGATGTGACTTTGGTAAAGTGCAAGGTTTTCCCTTCTATTGAAGTATATTCCGAAACCTCCGTCCCTTCACCGAATACGCCCGCTATGTCCGTCACGTTGAACGGCAGGCACAAAGAGTGCCAGACACCCGCACCGAACGTCCTTTTAAGCGTAACGGACACTGTCAGCCCGAGCTTTGCGCAGCTCTCTATCACGGTCTGATTATAATGTCCGTCAGACGACTGGTCAAGAGTGACGGCAGAGAGTGGGGTGGAGGAGGCTGTCAGTCCGGCAATGTTCTCCGGAGGATATGTGAAATACCATCGGAAACCTTTCATCGTGTTCACGCTCACGTTTGAATGGTACAGCTGTCCCGAGCTGAACAGATAGCATCCCTCGGGCAGAGCGTATATCTTGCCGTATGAAGGATGGAACTTAAGTGAGCCGTAAGCAGGCTCAGGCGCGGCAGACACGACAGAGTCTATGTCCTCGAACACATACACACTGTCTGATGGCGGGTCAGCTGTCGGGACGACGACATAGCATTGTCCGGCATCCATGCCGTCCGTCACTTCGGTAAGCCGCAGGTTCGGGTCGTCTGTCAGACCTCCGTATGCGTAAACTTTTGTCCCCTCACCGAACGCAGCCGCAATCTGTGCGGTGCTTAAAGAGAACGGCAGTACGAACGTGTTGTAGATGTCCTTCTTGACACCGCTTCGTTTTACCTTTACCGTCAGTCCGGTGCCTTCCACCGCGTTTACGGGTGTCTCGGACTCCTCGTCAAGAATCAGCTCGGATGTGCTGTCACGCACGCACGCCTTATCCGGCAGGCTCTCGCATTCAAGGCGCATCCGCAGCCCTTTGTCAATTTCCAGCATATGGAGCATGACGCTTCCTTCGCGCCTCTCGTATCTCGACCAAGTATGCGTCACGGTCATTCCCATGCCCGGCAGTCCCGCATACAGTGTGATACCGCTTTCCGGCTCACCGTCTATCTGTAATATTCCCTCACCGCCATGTGTCCATTCCGCATGCCACATTCCTCCGGTTTTGGAAAAGTTCAATGTTGTCAATGTCATATACTGTCCTCCTGTTTTTTTATCATAAATATATGTTTCCGTTCGTGTCCGTGTCATCATCGTCAATGCGATTAATCTGTATCATCTGCACCCTGTCATAATTCATGTATACGGCTGTTGTCGTTATCATGCTGCCGTAGTATACGGTGCCGCTTCCCGGTTGTACGATTCCGATGTTCGAGAATCTGTATACATTGCGCGAGCACCATTGTCTGGAGAAATCCACCTTTTCCGCATAGTCATCCTCATATCGCGTATAGTCCATTGGCGGTGTGTCCATAGGCGAGCCTATCATGAACGATTCCGGATTGTCCTGCGCCCACATTCCTGTGACAGCCTGTGCCGTGGTCACATTACCCTGCTCCATGAACCATCTGCCGTTCGCGGCTCTTGCAATCTCCGGAGTGGAGGCGTAGTCACCGCTGAGATATGTGTCGTTTACGCGCCCTGCAAGATACATGTACAAAGGTGTTTTCGTGTACACATGACCATATTGGAATATGGTGTTCATTATCTGTTTGTTGCCAACGATGTCGCCTACGGTGGAGAATGTGGCCCCTGTCAGCTGCAGGCGTCCGTATTTGCTGCTGGTCTCCCACCGTTCTTCCGAGACATCCTTGCCGGACAGTCCCCACGGTCCGAGGTCATAAAGGAACGTACCGTCATTGTCATAATAGGACAGTACCATGTATGAGCCGTTATATCCCATTTTGATGTTGGTCACACCGTTAGGGTTCTTTACCTCAATCAGTCCTCCCTTTATCTCCACATGCCCCTGTCCTTCGTCCATCGTGCGGAGCATCACACCTGTAAGGGTGCCCGCCTCGTCGATTGTGGTGACTGTCTCGCCGGAGTTGTTCTGTATCTCGAAGTTGTCGGCAGTGACCTTTATGCGCTTGTGTTCAATGTCTATCCCTGTCGCCTGCAGCTCGTCGCGCGTGATTGTCTCCGAACGCCAGTCGGTCGCCTCGCTGCCTTTCTCCAGCTTCACTCCGCATATCCAGACCTCTCCCTGTGCAGAACTGTCCGGCATGAGCCGTGCCGCTATCAGGCTCTTCCCTCCGCTTACGTCATTGCGAGTGCTCCATGTCACCTGATAACGGTTCCATCCGCTTTCAAGCGTGAACTGCACGAATCCGTCTGTCACACCTGTCTGGTTCTTCGTCCCCGGACTTGTGACCCAGTCGGTGCAGTTCGGATAGAAGTACGAGCCGATGCTGCCTGTGCCGCGCGCCCAGAATGAGAGCGTATACTGTACGCCCGGCTCGGGCACCACGTTGCGCCATGTGATGACGTCCTTGTATGATGTCCCGGCTTCGTTCACACCGTGTGCCACGCTTATTTTTTCTCCGTAAGGTGTCGTGTATGCTCCTGCCTCTACGGTATCCTGTACGGTGCATTGGCTGAAGTCCGATGTTCCTGGAAGAAGATTCGGTCTTTTAAGCCTGTCCTCCGCGCTGAGTCCCCAGTCTGTCGCGTCCGCACCTGTCTCTATCTTGGGACGCGACACGGACGAGTATCCTGATGATATGCCCTGTATATACAGGTTACACTGCTCTACCGACGCCACAGCCTTGTCCTGTATCCTGTGTGTGGAGCTTATGCGTCCCTCGAACGTGTCCGTGGATGTTATCTGCCTCCATGTCCCGAGATACTGCGTACTGCCGTCGGCATACCGTATCATGGGCTCCATGCCGATACGTCTGTTGCCTGATGCTGCCGGAACCGCAGATACGGTCTTGACAAGACATGATACGGTTATTGTCTTTCCGCGCAGGCTTGACACATCCCCGATTGTGTAGACCTTGTTCCCGTTCCCTGTCAGGAATATGTCAGGAGTGGTCACCATGTTTCCGTCCTTTGCCCCAAGATAGCCGACTTTAAGGCTTATGCTGTCCGTCTCAGCCTTAATCTGCGATGAGAGTGCCATGGACGATACAGTGAAGGACAGGCGGCAGCTCACACTGCGGGTCTCCCCGCCCAGCGTTGCCTGTGCCGTAATCTGTACCCATCCCGCTCCGTATGGCACCGAACCTCCCCAGTCTGCCGTATATGTCCCTATTGCGGTTATTGTAACCTGTGCCCCGTTGCGTGACGCAAGACAGTGCATAGGCTCTATGGCGGTAATTGTGACAGTCATCTCGCGCGTGCCGAGCCATGCGCGCAGACGTGATGTCGCATCCTGCATGCTCACCACACCGTCACTGTCAGCCTCCAATGTTATGGCGGCAGGGTCAAGTGCCCATGAGAAGCCGTCCTGCCCGTCCGTGCCGGGTTCACCGTCACTTCCGTCCGCTCCGTCCTCACCGCGTATCCGTGTCCACTTATATGAGGTAACGCTTGTCGGGTCATATGAGTTGAAGTCTACGCATTGCCCGAGCCACGCGCCCGGTGTCTCACCGTTGTTTGCTGTGAACGTCTTTCCCCCGTCGTCGGAATATTTGATGTGAAGGTAGCTTGTCTTTCCGTCCGTACCGTTGGTTCCCGGTATTCCCTGCTCCCCATCATACCCTTGGAAGCGTGACCACGTGTAGTCCGAAGGGTCGTCGCTGTCTGCCTCCGTGAAGTCAACGTATGTGCCGATGTAGAGGTTGGGAACTTCTGACATTGGAGTCCCGTTGGAGTTTGCCGAGTATTTAACATGGAAATATGTCGTACGACCGTCCTCTCCTGCGGGTCCCGGAACGCCCTGCTCCCCCTTGTCTCCTTTTTCTCCGGTATCACCCTTTATCTTTGACCATTTATAATCGGACGGTGTTCCGCTGTCTGTAGGATTCGTGTCTGTAAGGACTCCAATCCAGTCACCGCTGTCCTCTCCGTTGTTTCCGGTAAAGGTGACGCCTCCGTCGTTAGAGTATTTGATATGGAGATAATATGTCGTGCCGTCAGTCCCATTCACGCCCGGCAAGCCCTGTTCTCCCTGTATGCCTTCAAATCTTGACCAAGTGTAGTCAGATGCATCAGTACTGTCTGTTTCTGTAAAATCGACGTAAGTACCTATGTATTTGTCAGGCGTCTCGGTCATGGGCGTACCGCTCGCGTTCGCAGAATACTTTATGTGGAAGTAGCTTGTACGTCCGTCCGCACCGGGTGTTCCGGGTATGCCTTGCTCGCCTTGCGGTCCTTGTAATCCTTGAAGCCCCTGCTCGCCTCTATCACCTTTGTCTCCTTTGTCGCCCTTTATCTTCAACCAAGTGTATTCTGACGAGTCTGTGCTGTCGTCAGCGTTGGTGTCTGTCATGACGCCAATCCACGCGCCCGGTGTCTCACCGTTGTTTGCTGTGAACGTCTTTCCCCCATCATCGGAGTATTTGATGTGAAGATAATATGTAAGCCCGTCCACACCGTTGGTTCCCGGTATTCCCTGCTCCCCATCATACCCTTGGAAGCGTGACCACGTGTAGTCCGAAGGGTCGTCGCTGTCTGCCTCCGTGAAGTCAACGTATGTGCCGATGTAGAGGTTGGGTGTCTCGGTCATGGGATTTCCGTTCTCGTTTGAAGAATATTTCACATGGAAGTATGTGGTCTTTCCGTCATGACCGGGTGCCCCGTCTTTACCGGCTACACCGGGAATACCCTGCTCTCCTTGCGGACCCTGCGGTCCCTGTATGTTTCCGGCATTCACCCACTTGTCACCGTCCCACACCCATAAGTCTCCGTCTATGAGCCATGCGTCACCGACCGCGTTGCCGTCCTGCGGGAGTTCGGAAGAGTCATTCTTCGAACCTTTCAGATTGAATGAAGTCCCGTCCTCTCCACGGAATTTGCTCCATGTATAGTCGGAAGGATTGTCGCTTTCCTGTGCGCTCTCTTTGTTTACGGCTATGCCTATATATTTTGTCGTGTCTGAAGGGGTCTGATACATAGGCTCACCGTCCGGACTGTCAGAGTAGGCAATCCATGTATAGAGAGTCTCACCGTCCTCGCCCTTTGCTCCCGGCACTCCGTCCTCGCCTTTTATCTCTGACCAGGTATAGTCCGATGGATTGTCGCTTTCCTGTGCGGTATTCTTGTTATATGCGAATCCAATGTATTTCTTTCCGGAAGGGTCGTTGGATATGCCTCCTCCTTCAGCGGTGTCGGAATATCTTATCCATGTGTAAAGTGTCTTCCCGTCCTCACCGGACGGTCCTGGTACACCCTGTGGTCCCATGTCACCTTTCTCACCCTGCTGTCCGTCCATACCTCTGAAACGTGCCCATGTATAATCAGAGGGGACATCGCTCGCTGTAGGGTTAAAATCCACGCGTGTACCGATAAATACATCCGGAGTCTCACTCATGGGCACACCGTCAGGATTCGGTGAATATCTTATGTGAAAATATGTGGTTTTCCCGTCTGCTCCGTCTTCTCCAGCCGGACCCTGTATTTTTCCTGCGTTTGCCCATGCGCTGCCGTCCCATACCCACAGATAGCCGTTCACGAGATACGCGTCTCCTGTGCTGTTCCCTGTTGGCGGCAGCATGCTCTCGTCATCAACGCTTCCCTTCACAGTGAATGACGTGCCGTCCTTTCCGTCAGTACCTTTAATCCTTGACCATGCATAGTCGCTGTAGACGAGAGCCACGTCGCTCTCCGTGCGGTCTGTGCATATGCCGAGCATGAGCCAGTCTTTTGCCGTGCTCTGGGATTTGTCCTTTGTCCAGTCGTCCGGACCGTTTCCCCATGCAAGGTGCGTGTAGCTGACAAGACCGGAAGTGTCCACATCCAGCTCGCCTCTTATCTTATTGCCGTTAGCCGCGAACCATGTCGTGCGGTACTGGCTTAGAGAAAAACTTGTGATTCCGTTGTATTGCGCGAATGACGGACTCTCCAGCTCGGTATCCGGAGTGGAGTGGGCGGCTATTATTATCGCATGGCTGCGCGCTGTGTCGTCACCACGGTGTCCGCACAGACAAACGCTGTCACCCTCTGCAGGCTCAAGGCTGTCAGCCGCGCACGTGGCTTCAGACACTTCAATCCAATGGCACTTTCTGTCCTCACCGTCAATGTTCCGTGTTCCGCTCCCTGTTGCCGTGACAAGTCTCCACCATAGTCTGTTTCCTGCATCATATGATGTCCCCTCGGCAAGATTGGATGTCATTGCCAGAGCCTGGTCTCCGACCTTCCACATGTTCTGCACGGCTCTGCCGTCGCTGTCCTCCGCCAGCCACCACAGACGCCATGCTCCGCTTATTCTTTCGACAGAGCGTACCGTGCAGTTAGCAGCGGACAGTATCAGTTGACCTCCGACGCTGTTCAGCTCATCTATGACAAGCTCGAAGAAATGTGCCCTTCCTGTCACGGTCAGCGTTTTCATTGTGGCTTCGTCGGCAAGAAGTTTCTTCAGCCGTGCGGTACCGTCCGCATCTATGCCGTAGTCTCCGTCTCCCACAAGCAGCCCTTTGAGGAATGTTATAATATCCAAGGCTGTGTCCGGACTGTCTTTCCGCAGAAAATACTTCGCGCATTGTGCTAAAATGTCACCACGCATGCCATAAGTCAGGGATGTAAGTATCTCTGTTTTTATGGAATCGAGCTGTGCTCTGAATGAGGATTGAGACACGGTCAGGGTGTCTGTTAAATCCACACTTATTTCATAAAGTATGCTATCATCGGCTTTACAAGTATAGTTGCTGACATACAGAAGATGCTCTTCTTGATTATATCTTACTGTCAGACGTGTATTTTCATTCAGCAATGAGGTGAAGTCCTCATTTAATGCCAGATATACACGGGAAAATTTTATTGAATATGTGAATTTCTCATCATTATTCCCTTTCATGTAAGCAATAAGAGCCGCATCCAGTCTTTTTTCCGCTTCCCGTATGTAGGATTCAGGAAGAGAAATGCCAGTTATGACAAATGTATCGCCTATTGACGGACGATATCCTTGTGCCGCGTTCGGCATAATGACACCAAAGGTATCTGTTTCTTTTTTTACGGCTATCCATACTTCATATTCGCTGGTGTCCTGCTGGCGTGAAACGTAACTGTTTGTATCACGTGAAGGCAGGATATAGTCTCCTTCATATTTGTCCGCATTAGAACTGTTGACCTTGCGAAGATTGCCTTGTGCGTCTGTCATGACAGGGTTATAGAATTTGTATCTGTCACCATCGGCATACTTGTCCACCCCGATAACGAAACGGCATGCGGCGCAGTTGCCGCTTGTCATCTCTATTGCAGCCTCTTCGCTTTCTAATGCATGCTCAAAAATATTGAAGCCTCCACTTCCGTTATATACATGTAGTTTTATATAGAAATATGAATGAAGGTATTCGTCACTATTGTCTTTAAGGACATCGCTATCATCCGTATCAAACCGTATGTCAGCTATTTCACCTATCAACTGACCTTGAATGTTTTTTATCCCTTTTATTGTCGGGACTATATCTTCAAATGAAGTCGTCCCTTCGTGAGGGTTCAATTCATTGTATACATTATTAAATATATATTTATTTCCTGATTCATCTTCATCTTCATATGTATTATTGACTGCATTATAGTAGCGTTCCGCTCCTCCACTTTCTCTGTATATAGAGGGCATCAGGCTCTGAGAGGGAGTTATCCACTCTCTTCCTGTAATATTAATTATGGCTGGTGTGTGGTCACCGCTGTCCTCCACAACATTCCATTCACCGCCTGAGAAATCCAAATGCGAAGGCGCATACGGAACATTGTTTACATCAGACAGCGTTATTCCGCTTTTACTGTATGCGATGTTATTCCCATCTCCATATGAGAAATAATACAGTTCTCCGCCACTTTTCTGATATGTTATGGATGATTTTGCATTTAACGTCATTCCTATAGTCGCCTGGCTGTTGGTCGCTCCGCTTCCTGAGAAAATGGCGTAAGCAGTCCCTTTAATCACAACTTGAAACCATCCGCTGGCATGGAAGGTATATTCATAGTCCTTCCAACCTGACAATATTTCTATTTTATCACTTATAGAATCATCCTCATTCGGATTATAGTCGTCTCTCCATATTCCAATACTTATTGTATTTTTAAGGTTTCTGTCCCCTCCGTAGCTATTTGACGATACTTTCTGCCATGAAAGTGATAAATCTGCGTCACCGCTGATTTTTCTGAAAGTCAAAAAGGATTCATTGAAAACAAACCGAAGTTTGTCTCCCTCTTGTGCATTTATTTTCAGTCTGAAAGATATCGTGATATAGGTGTTGCCTATACCTGTTCCAAAATAGAATATGTCTGTAGCCTCCCTGTTGCTTATTACTGTGGGGCTATATGCATTATAAAAAGGAGCAGTCTGTCCGATGTCTGCGCTGGCATCCGTGTTTGACACCTTTTTAAGTCTATATGCGGTATATGGGGAACTGTTGTATTTTAGTATCTCATTTAAGGAGATATCTGCTACTTCAGATTTGTCAATGTTCTCTGTGTCGAAACTCGCGTTGCCCTCCGCACTCATGTTTGGATAGTACCATGGCAAATTTTTTGTGCCTCCAGTACCGGTTATCCTCGTGATAATCCTGTAATTGGCATTTGTTTTCTGAATAGACAACAGAGCATTGTCATTACCATATTCTATCGGAGTTGTTATTACATTCTCTGTATATCCTACGTGGCAGGTCTTCCCTGTCCAATAATAGGCGAGTCCATATACATTATATATATCCTGTAGAGCCTCTGCAATGAACTTGTCTTCTATACTGACATCTTTGCCCTCAGAAGTTATGCCTTCGTCAATGACAATATGGAAACCTTCTTGTTTGTCTTTATTATATAGACCGCTGTAAATCAATGAATCGTTGAGCCGGGCAACAAACTCGTGTACATCACCGAAGAAATGTACTTTAGATGTGTTGCTTCTGTATCGGTCTTTATATTGGGCTTCAGTATCTTCTGTTACCACATCAAGGAAATACACGTTTTCAAGTATCTCCCTTTCACTTACAAATGTGACCTCATGTTTGTATGTTATCTCAGAATTGTCTTTGGATGATGACGGCTTTTGCCTTATATAATACTTCTCTCCGCCAAATTCTATATACTCGTTTAATGTCCATTCATTGTCAAGACATCTTGGGAATTTCAATGTAGCCGTGAAGGTCGGTGCGCCGCCCATGCGTTGTGCGTCATAGGTGTATGTACCTATGACCGCTTTTTCTGTAGACGAAGGAAAATATTCTTTCACTCCGTTTGTGTCACGCATTATGTATAAGCTCTTCTTCTCCATCAGGCTACATTGTTTATAGGTGCATTTTTGTTTGTGCCATCCGTAGTCTTGTTCCGTTTTGACTCTTCAGCCAATCTCATTTCCTCATCAGGAGTGGAAACGGTATTTTTTTCAATTCCCGTCTTAGTGGAAATGATACCGGATCCTTTCAGAGTGCAAAGCATCTGGTTATAAGTATTCTCATCGAACGGCTGCCACATTTTAAACTTGCAGGATATTTTCATTCTGGCAAATTCTGTTACCGCATTCGGATTCTCACCTTTATTTACAAGTTCTTTAGCCAGTCCTTCCTTGAAAAGTCTCGCATGTTTATCCGCAAAATTCTGCCATTCTATTACGTTTTGAGCCGCACCTTCTATATCGAAAGAACGTGTTATTTGCATTGCCAGACCGGAGATGTCCCCGCTTGACTTAACATCCTTGGGAAGGATGAATGTTACGGATGCTCCTATCTGAATCTTGTCAAGAATGTCTTGCATCGCATTAAGCATTCCTTCATTTGTAGGTGGAGAGAGGAACTTTGCGTCTCCCTTGCCGTCAATCGATGCGTCTTGAAGCATAATTGAACCTGCTATTTGACGGGCGTCTTCCTTAAAACGCCCTTTGAGATATAAAATCCCCCATCCATGACGCTTTTCTATTACAGTAAAGATGTTGTAAATAATCTCAAATGTTTCTATCAGATTCTGGACGTTGTTCCATGCGACATCACCGCGCTTTGTTATAAGCGGTATCTCACTGAAGCCGTGAGCCTCTTGGCTCTCTATATGCCAACCGTCAACGTTCGTCAGACGGTACAGGTTCGTGTCGTCGTATGCGTCTATGTGCTGCACGTTGTCACCGTCGGCATAATATACACATTCCATCACCCGGTCACCGTTGTCGTCGTTGTGTGATATGATGACATATCCGTCCTCGTATGATATTATCCGCCCCCTGATTTCACCTTTATAGTTGAAATACATCAGAAGTCCGATGTCGCCAAGTCCCATCTGCCCGTATACAGCCTTTGTCCCCAATCCGTCCTGATTGCGCTCTGTCCAATGCCATTTCAGGTCAGCAAAGTTTTTTTTCAATGTTTCGGAAGGATTGCTGTCATGCAATGTAAATACTCTGGGATTGCCGCATAATGCAAGTGTCTTTTTTTGTCTTATTCTTTCTTGAAAGGCAAGAGCGGTACGCTTGAACTTTATTTCATAGAATGCTCCGTCATTGGCTTTGACACAAATTGACGGCATATTTTCGTCAAAAAGTACCTCATGGCTGTCCGGGTCAAGTTCTTTCATGAACTTGTCCTGTGTGACAATGGTCTTCATTACGTTTGGAAGCACAGCCCGACGTAAGGCGGACACATTCTCTTCCGCCCCACAGTTGTTGTCGTACACGGAATATGTACTGCTGCCTCTTGTAAACGGCTTCTTCATCAGCATTTCTTCCGGATGAGACAACAGCCATTCTACAATTTCCTTACGTGTTCTGTTCATACTGCGCTTCCTTTGTCTTTAAGTCCGTAATACTTCATGCACGCTTCTTTTGTCGGCATATAGGTACACTCTCTGTTGGTGTGTGGACATATAATGTCATGTTTCTGAGGCACGACTATTATGCGTTTTTGCGTCTGGCTGGCTTCCATCTCAAACTTATCGTTTAGTTTCACGCGGATGTCTGCCTCCATTTTCACAGCGTCCTTCGCGTCAATCTTCTTACTTTCGGCAAGAACCTTTATCTCTTTCAGCAAACGTATAAGTTCCGTCTTGTTCTGCTCACGTGTTATAAGTTCTTCGTTTACCGAGCCTATGCCGAAAGGTTCAAGCAAATCCCGTAATTTTATCATCCTCGGAGCACGATAGTGTGCTTCAGCATCCGTTGCAGTCCTGCCGTACGCCATTTTGTACGCCACAGATTTATCGGCGAACGTATCGCACAGCACAGCAAAGGCTATGTCTTTATCACTCACTGTAGCCCACTCCTGCCGTGCGCTTTTGAGTATAACCTTTATGTCGTCTTTCTTTATCATGAAGTTTTGTATATTTTAACTCCACAATGTGGAGTCATATATGCTACGTCTGACGTATGTTTTACTCTCAACTTCTTCATCCCTCCCTCTCGAGAAACCTTCTTCTATCTCTGTCCCGTATTCGAGATTTACACATGGATACATCCTTATAGCACAGGGGTCCAACAAGTCCATTGAACGTCCGTACCCAAGCCGTAAGTTCATCTGTTTCTTGTTCATAAGTCTTTTCTTTCCTGAAGGCATGTCGATAAATCTTACGACAGCGCACTCATCCTGAAACTCATTCTCTACTGTAACTCTGAACTTCAGGTTCTGATGTGTGTATGTGGATTGCGCTACGTTATCTGCAAAAGTGATTTGCCCTCTGTTTATCATGTTTACAAGGCGGAGATAACACAGGTCTTTCATCGTCGCTGCCGTCAGGTAGTATAACCCCATTGGCTTTGTTGATGAGAGGTAAGCTATTGCGTCCGGTATGTAGTCATTGAAATACCGTCCTGCGGTGCCGTCAAATATTATGTGGCTATCCGGAGTCTCGTTTTTATCCGCGAAAATTTTTACTCTTTGCGCGTTCTCTTTAGGAGTTGTGTGGCTTACTATTAGTATGTCGGTGACATGGAAACCGTTCCATGCCAATGCCACCATGTTGTCTGTACCATAATCAGCCAAGTCCACAGTTACCCACCTGTCTCCGTTAACGGCAGGGGCTGCCATAAAACAGTCTCTTGCCTTGTCGCTTGGTATCGGTATGTCTACGTCCTCGTCGGGGTCAGCGTTGAAGTTCCCAAGCATTGACAGTGCCATATTGCCACCTGAAGCGGCAACGCTGCCTATATAGCCAGGGTTGCGTTCCATCAAGTCTTTATTTTGTGACACCATGCCCTGATAGAACACGAACGATTTTATCAGGTGTTCATAAGAAAAATTGCCGTTTAACCTTTTTAATTTGTTTTCTATGTCTATGCGGCATTTCCGATAGACTTCCTCTTTCGTGTCACCCCAGACGACATCCTTAACCGTAGCCCCGTTTATGTAAAAATATCTTACAACACCGTCACGTTCGGGATTTACATAGCCGTCTAATCCTACATACCAGTCAAGGAATGTTCTCGACCAATGGCTGCGCTTCGGGTTGAACGTGGCAAAGAATTTCCCGGTAAACGTCTTGCTCTGCCCACGGTTACGGGTCATCACGTATGTGAACGCCTCCCATGACATCTCGGTCAACTCGTCTATGGCTATCGCGTCATACTCCCATCCTTTTGCACGCTCTCGCAACTTATCCATATTGGAGTCGTCGATGTACGTCAAATCGCAGAACGTGCCGATGGGGAAGCTGATGCGCGGGCTGTCCGACTCGCGTACCTTTATATAGTCAGTACCGAACACTTGCTTGAATTTCTCCACGAAACCGCCGCCCGCCTTTTGGTTGCCAAGGCTTCGGCGGCTTATCAGGCATCGGAAATCAGGGTCGGTCATCAGTGGCTCGGCAAAGGCAAGAAGCAAGCCCAGCGACTTGCCGCCACCCGCTGCACCGCCGCCGAACACCACGTCTACATTGGTGCTGGCGAACATATGCTGGAATGGAGAATTCGGTTTCCAAGTAATGTCCTTTATGTTACTTTGACTGTCTGACATATTGCAAATATACTTTATGTCTATTTAGATAATGCTTTGATTTTCAACAATATTGGACATATGTCCAATTATAAGCTTTAATGATTTCATCTAAACGACTAACAATCATAAATTTGCATCATGAGTTAACATTAAAACACTATATATATGAAGTTTACGAGCGAACAGCTAACAGAAGCACTGAAAGCTAAACTCACGCCCAACGGCAAAAAACTTGCGATGAGCGAGAGGACACTGAAAGCCAATGTGGAAAGGCTCTACAAAAGGCTGGAGAAAAGTGATGACGAAACCGAACTTGATGATGTTGTCAAAGAGTATCTTCCTGATTTCGAAGAGATTGACGGCAACGTCCGCAAGGATAATTCCGATTTCGTGAACACTTGGAAAAAGGAACATCCCGACACAAAACAAGATGACAAACGCGATGACAAACGCGATGACAAGCAAGGCGACCGGCTCGACACGCTTCTGCAAGAAATTAAGGAACTGAAGGCTGAGCGTGAGAAAGACAAGGCTGAGAAGGTCGCCAAGGAGAAACGTGCGGAATTGTTGTCCATGTTCAAGGAAAAGGGCATTGAGGATGAGGATTGGGCAGCCTCATATCTAAAGAAACTCAACGTCAACGCTGATACAGACACCGAAGCTGAGACAAACGATGCTCTCACGCTTTACAATAAGTCGAAATCGCACGTTGACACCAGTGGAACACCGCGACGAGCCGGAGGCGGCGCGACAGATCCGAAAGATGAGTTTGCCGATGTGGTTGACATTCTCAAAAGTGAAAGACGGATGTAATATTTAACAAAAAAAACTACAAGGAAACAATGGAAAATTTCTATTCGCAGATTTTGCAGAACAGTGGCGTGTTTTTGGGACGCACATTGGTTCAGGCGCATGGAAGCATAGGCGGGCATCGTCATGTTTTCGTAAAATGGCAGGGTAGCGGAAAGGACGGCTTGATATTCCCCACGGTAGGTGGAATATTGAAAAATCCGTTCAAGGGTAACGCTAAGATATATGCCGGTGACCTGATTGAGTATAATCCCGGCATAGTCGATGATAAGGGAGCGACATTGAAAGTTTTGAAAACTTATGAAGTCGCAAAAGAAGACTCTTCAGGCACTGGAACTACCGTTTATCTCGTTCGTGACGGGTATCATCACATTCCATTCGTTGGTGACAACATCATGGTTGCGCCTTCATCCATAGATGGTACGGGAACCGGTGTGACAGTCACTGCTGTTGAAAAGACGACGGAAGGTGGAGCTGATGTATGGAAACTTACTGTCAGTGCTGCTGTCGGTACTTTGACAAAAGGTCAGGTGCTTGTGGAGGCTGCTGCTGCGGGCGCATCGCAAAAGGCGATGGTCACCAATCCCAATGCATATGCACCGTGTGATTTTGATTTCATATTTGACCCGGCATCAGGCGATGATGATTTCGAGGGAGCGCGCTACATGATGACCCCCTGCATCGCAAACGAGGACACCAAACTTTACATCAACAAGATGTCACCTCTGCCCGACACAATCAAGTCACTTAACCGTAGTCGGGTAGAAGGATGGTTTAACCTGTAAAAACAAGAGGAGGACAATACGATGAAATTTGACTTTAATAGTTCAAGATACGCCAAATTCTTTTCCGACAAGAGTAACAGGCGTTTCTTGCAGACATTCATTGATACGGAAGGTATCCTTTATACAAATTATGGTTGGTATCTGACGCAGGGACGACGAGCCTCTGCACCGACGCCTACTGATAACAGTGGTGTAGCCACGTTCACGGTCAAAGCCCGTAAGGCTGAAGCCGCTCCGCTTATGGACATGCGTGCTCCACTTGGTGACAGCAACCAGATGGATAAGGAAGGTCTGAGTTTCTACAGCGCGACCATTCCCGATTTCATCGCCCCAGGTTTTGTGGAGACTGCCATGGAACGTGAGTACCGCATCCGTCAGTTTGAACTGTTCGGTAACGATGCAGACATCGTAGCACAGTGGGTACATGAAGTACAGATGCAGAAAGATTCTGCTGATGCCACTATGAATTATATGACCGCGCAACTTATGACCACAGGAAAGATAGATTACAGTACTATCGGACGTGGCATTAAAGCTCCGTTACATAAGGCAGACATCCCTGCGGAGAATTTTGTCAAGGCGGGTGAGAAAATATGGACTGCGGCTGACTGTAAGCTGCTTGAGCAAATGAAGAACATAGAGGACGCATACCGTGAGAAGCGCAACTATACCGGTGCGCTCGTTTGGCAGGTACCGCGTAAGATGTACTTTGAGATTATTCTCGAAAATGCACAGGTTAAAGAACTTATCGCAGACTATAAAAAGAATCCACTGGCTTATCAGGCTACTACTGAAGGTCAGTCGTTCACAGAAGTCGCTTTCCGGCAGGCTGTAATAGACTATCAGGGTGTTTCGCCTATTGAGGTCGTTACTGAGAAAGAGCGTAACAAAACTCACACATCAGACACTTTCATCCATGGATGGAAAGAGAACGTGGCGGTGCTTCGTCCAGCCGGAGACGCTGTCGAGTTTGAGTACACTGAAAATCTTGACCAGATAATGTTCAAGAAATATGGCTCCAAGGCTATAACCAAGGTGTTTGCCCAGACAAACAACGGGTTGGCTACCCTTGTGAATACGACACTTAACAATGGACAATATCAGGAATGGCATACAGACCTGATGATGTCAGCATGTCCGGCTCTCATCGAGTTCCCTGACCATCTGATTGTAGACACATCAACAGCCGACACGGAATAACGCCGTGTCGTGCCAACAATACGCTTATGGATTGCAAATTCAATATAATCGAGGAGCTCAGCGGTCTTACGAGATTTGTCTTTGACAAGGCTCTGCTTGTGCGTATCGCGCGCGAGTGTGGTGTCTTGAATATAACAAACCCGATAGATTTCACAAAAGACAGGAAGGAGGCATGTGAGATACTTCTGCTGAAGTCTGTCATTCTCGGACCGTACATGACAGCAAGCTCTACTAATCAGCATGGTGCGTGGACAAAGACCGTAGGAGCGGAACAGCTTGACTCAAATGCGATTGACCGTATTTTGTCCCGTCTCAGGTTTCTGTGCAAGAAACATGGAGACAACGATACCCTCGAAGAAGTCGAGTCACAGCTCGGTTATATGGAATGGATAAATGAGGAGGAGTGCTGATGTTCACAGACCGCAATTCTCATATAGAATTCGAATACAAGGGAACATTCTACCGCATAGACGACTACAAGAGTCCGGACGGTGACCTCATAGACAGCAACCAGAATGAGGAAGAGACCGTGATACTTGAAACAATGTGTGACATACAGGAGACGCGCAAAGCGTTTGCCACTGATGTAATCAAGAAAGAATACACGGTTTACTTCCCTTTTAAAGCAGATGACGGACTGCCTCCGGCATTAAAGCCTGGAATTTATTTCCGGTCAGAAATGTACGGAATGGCTATCGACGGTATGGTGACAGGTGTATATCCGACTCAGATGGGAGGATGCACGGCTTATATCACAGGCTCTGACGTATGACACGCGAGGTATGGCAAAGACTCTGAAACAACAGGCTACAGAACAATTGATATCGCAGTTGGCGAATGAAGGTGTCCGTATACTCCGACAATGTGTGGAACAGCGTGACTACACACACCGCTCATATAACCTCTACGATAGCTATGGCTACGGGGTCTATATGAGTGGCAAACTGCAACGCTACGGCTTTCTCGGTACGCAAAAAGCTTCAGACCCTCGCGAATGGTATGGAGAAAATGTCCGGGGGCGCGAAGAGATACTTGAATTCCTGACCTCCGGTTATAAGCCATCACAGAATATCGAGCTTGTCATTGCGGCAGCGATGCCTTACGCATCCGTATTGGAAAGCGGCAAGGGACTGAGGCATAAATATAAGGTCATATCAATGTCGTACGACATGTTGAGAGACATAGCTCAAAAATACAACGGAACTGTAAAGACGATAACAGGAAATGGATGAAAAGGCAAAAAGAATTTCGCGCATAGAGAATTTCTTTTCCATGCTGCTTACAGGCAAAGGAATATCTGACCACATATTTGTTGGCGACTTGCCGCCTACTACGGGAAGAAGCTGGCAGAATATGGTTCTCGTAGATGTTAACAGGCATACAGATTACGACTCGCATGCTTCCGGTTCTGCATCCATATTCCTTTACGCACGCCCGAAAGGCACGGGACCGGTGAAGAATGTCGCCATGCTTGACAGTATGGAGGAAGCCTTGAACGTGACCATAAAAGAAGCACAGGACAACAGTTATGTGATAAGCGAGAACTGGCGTGACTCGGGCTATGACAACGACCGCAACTTCCACTATAACATTGTGAACGTGAGCGTATTAATAAGATAACAGGATAACAACACAAAATTAAAGAAAGGAAATAATATCATGGCAACAGTAAAGAAAACAGGAGCTACATCTGTAAAGGTGGCAAAGCCTAAATTCATTTTCGCTACTCTGTTGACTAAAGGCAGTGGTGGAGAATATGAAAAAAGTGATACTACATACCAGTTCGAACATGTATTGCGTGACAGCACATCGCTGACGCAGGACGAGAACACGACCAACGCCATTGAGAACGAAGTCTCTGACGAGGCTATCATGCAGAATGTGACACTTGGCGCATGGCAGTTCACATCCACTATTGAGGATATTCAGAAAGACCTCGTAAAGGATATGTGTGGCTTCACGGTTGATGGGGAGAAAGCTTATGCACCGGCTTCATACACGGAAAGGTTTGCGGAAGTCGCAGTCGTGCTTGACGCAGGAACGGACGCTGAAGGAGAGCAGAAGTATGTCGCATATGTCGTTCCGAAACTGCAACTCAATACCAGACTGATTCTTGAGTCTCTTAGTACAAGCATGGCTGGATTCACCCTTGCCGGAACAGCACAGTCTACAGAAATGACAATCACAGGGAGCAAGACTGTAAGCTCTCCGATGTACATTGATATGGACTATACTCTGCCGACGGCAGGTGTCGGTGGATAACAGGAGCGGTTTGATTGGTTTTCAGGGATAACAATTATTATTTGGCAGGGGCGGCGGCAGACATTACCGCCGCCCTTTTCGATAAAATCACAACTATATGAAAAACGACAGCAAAGGTAAGGTCACGCCTCAGACACCGCTCTCAGATGAAGCCATGGAGGCTCTTGTGCGGCTGATGAACGACAGTCCCACGGTGAAAAAGCTCCATGGTACGGAATGGGAGATACATGCGCTGAAACCCGGTGCTCAGTGGCTGATAGCAGAGGAAGCGTGCAAGATTGTTAAGAAAGAAAAGATGTCAATGGGTGACGTGATAAAGGAAATGGCAGGAAATATCCCGTCGGTCGCGCGTATACTCACAATAGCACTGCTCAACGATAAGGATAGAATCAACAGCGACGAATACAATAAGGTCTACGACACGCTTCTTTGGGGAGATTACAGGCAAAGGGATTGGGCTGAATTGCTTTTCGAGATTATAAAGCTTATGGAAGTGGATTTTTTCTTCGCGAATACCAATGCGGTTCAGACGTTGAGAGAGACGACGCTCGGAAGAAAGATGACGGAGGAGGAACAAGAATCATCCCGTCACGCACGGAATGGGGTCAAATGATTGATTTCCTACGTGCCAACCCGTGGTGTTCGCGTGAAGAATATTTATGGAGTATGACTGTATCGCAGATACGGCTTGCATCTCTTGATTTCTCTCATGTGGAATATATGGACAAAGGCGACAGCAGCCAGCATACTATAAACATCGAGAGTGCTGATGACCTGAAAAACCTTAGTGACCTCGGTTTCCCAATAATTTGATAACCAATAAAAAGAGACATATTTATGAGCGGAGAAATTGGAAGCGCACTTGTAATACCTGAAAGCGTACTTGACTCATTTAAAGATGCTGATGAATGGTTGGCAAAATTACAAAAGAGGATTTATGATACCGGTGATATTTCCGGAAGGTCTTTTGGTAAAATGGTAAATGGGACAACCCGTTTTTCCTCGGTGCTTGACGCTGTCATACAAAAGCTGAAGGAAGTGGAGAAATCGTCGGTAAACGCCTCTACGGCATTTAATGCCATGAGCGGGGCAAAATTCGGGAATGCGGCAACGCAGGCGGAGAAGCTGAACACAAGTATAGTGAGAGCAGCGGAAAACATAGAGAGGCTCACATCTGCTACAAGAGACAGACAAGGCGATTCCGGACTGAAGAACATCAGTGTTACATTAGATGCTCTATGGAAAAAATTAAAAGATACCCGCGTAGAGCTGGAGCTGTATTGGAAGTATATATCTACAGGTAAAAAGGACAATGTCGAATTTGGGCAAAAGGGACTTAATGAAGCATCCAAGACTGCTGATGCGCTTATGCGACAAATCACTGCTCTTGACGCTGCCTATAAACAGCTACGGAGGAGTTCAGCCAACGTAAATGACATGAAAGGGCAGACGCTCGCGGACATGCGACAGTCTGACATTTTGAGGAAAATGTCAGAATATTACCGTGATATGGAACGGTCGTCTGCTGCTGCGGCAAAAGAAGCCGAGAAGAGAGCCAGGTCGGAGGAAAAAGCGGCAAAAGCCCAATCTAAAATATACCAGCAACAGAACTATGCCCGTAATACCACATATGCGGGAGCGTTAAGCTTTGCTGAGGACGCAAATACGATAAACCGACGTACCCAAGCCATTAAATACTTGCAGGAGGCTCGCGCAGCACTGTCTGCCACAGACAGTGAGTATGCATCCAAGCTTCGTACCCTTAATGACCGTATCAAGCAGTTGAATGCCGCAAATAACGAGGCTATAGCGGGAAGCAAAAACCTTGTGAACGAGCATCGTCGTCTGTTCGATATAACCGGGCAGCTGTCACGGTCGTTTGCGCTCCTGTTTTCAGTGTCGCAGATACGTGGATATATTGCAAATGTCGCTACGGTACGTGGGGAGTTCGAGATGTCACAACGCTCACTTGAAGCGATACTGCAAAACAAGACACAGGCTGACGAAATTTTTGCCAAGACGGTTGAACTTGCCGTTAAATCGCCTTTTCGCATAAAGGACTTGGTTCAGTATACACGGCAGCTTGCCGCCTACCGTATAGAATCAGACAAACTGTTTGATACCACCAAACGCCTTGCTGATGTCTCTGCAGGTCTTGGCGTGGATATGCAGAGACTTATTCTTGCTTACGGACAGGTAAAGGCTGCCGCATATCTGCGCGGTTCGGAAGTACGCCAGTTCACGGAGGCAGGTGTGAATATGTACGGGGAACTGCAACGTTATTTTCAGGAGGTCAAAGGTGAGGCATATACCACAGCGCAAATTGTTGACATGATAAGCAAGCGCATGGTGACGTTCCAAGACGTGGAAGCTGTCTTTGAGAGAATGACAAGTGACGGAGGCATCTTCTTCAACATGCAGGAGATACAGGCTGAAACCTTGCAGGGCAAGATAAGCAATTTCCAGGACTCTCTTGATGTCATGTTAAATTCCATAGGCAAGGCAAACGAAGGTCTCTTGAAGGGTGCGATAGATGGAGCGACGGCATTGCTTGAACATTGGGAGGAACTTGTGGACGTCGGCAAGGCACTTGCAGCCATACTTCTTACAATCAAAGCACGTTCAATGTTCCTGAACTCGACGTTGGGAATCGCTTTTACACAAGCAGACACAAAAGGTCTCGCGCGTTACAAAGCCTTGTTTGTCAACGCTTTCACCAGCATGGGAAATGCTGTAAAATCTTTTGGGACAATCGCAAAAACATCTCTTGTCGGACTCGGAATTTTTGCTGCCATCGAATTGATAACAACCGCAATAGGTAAATGGAGCGATTATAATAAAAAAGTCAAGGAGGCGCAGGAAGATACCATAAAGACAAGAGAAGAAATAAGGAAAATATCAAGTGCTTATAATGACCTCGCGGATACGGCAACAACCGCTGACACAAAGGATTTGCAGAAAAACATTGACAAACGTAGGATTGCCCTGCAAAGGCTCATTGACAGCGCGGCGAAAGACGGTCTGGTATTAAAGATAAACGTGGAGGAGGTAAAAGATGAGGATTTAAACAAGACGTTTGACAGTGTAGAGAAGAAATATAAGGATTTCGTTGATGAACTGGAGATAATCAGGCGGAACTATGCCGAGAGTAACAGAAAATTGGTCTTTGATGGAATTGACGATGACCGTGAAGATTACAAAAACGCTGTTCTTGACTTTCTTTCACAATCGTCCAAAATAGAAACAGCCGTTGCTATAGTGAATGCCAATTATGACAAGGCAACGGCAGCCACAAAGAAATATTTTGACGAGATAAGGGCAGGGCAGAAAGCCGGCGAATCGAACCTTGATTATATGCGGCGAATGGCAGCAGCCTTGCAGCAAATGAATGTGCATTTAGGAGGAAATATTTATGCAACTCCAGGATGGCTGGACGGAGTGGAGGGGATGGTAGACATTGTGGACACCTACAATTCTGTAGAGAAAGCCGGGGCTGCGTTGGAGAAAGAGTACGAGAAAGTGTTCGGGGACTTGCGTGATAAATACAAAAACGACCCGATTAAGATAAAAGCCGCTATTGATAAGGTCGCAGCTGAAGAGGATTGGAGCCAATATGACCGGGAGTTGGCTTACAGACATTTTGGAATCAATGTCAAGATAAACAAGGACACTATGGAGCAGGAGGTATCGTGGGTTGATGACTACCTCTCGAATTTCTTTGCCAAGAAAAAGTACGGAGTCAGCCTTGTTGTAAAGGAAGTCACGGATGGAAAGGCTCTTAGCGAATTTCTTAAGAAGGGTGACGACGCAGCGAAAGCGGCTAAGAACTGGCAAGAGCTTGAAAGACGAATATCGGCTGTTGGTAAGAATGTCAAGCAAATTAAGGTTGATGACTCTATAAGAAAATTGTTTAAGGCTGGAGATATAAGGCTAAGTGGAGAAACAATAGATGTTTCGACATTAAAAGACGTAATCGCTGAATACAAGAAAGCCGCGACTGAAACGTCTGAAAGTCTTGGTGTTGACCCTTTTTCTAAAGAAAATGCCAAGAGTGCCAAGTCTGCCGCCAAGCAGCAGCGTGACATCCTTCAGGAGCAGATTTCTCTTCTGAAAGAGATGATGGAGGTGTATGAGAAACTGACGCCTATGATTAGCGATGAAAACGCGGCAAAGAGAGTCCTGGAAGAATACCGTGACGACCTTCAGTATGTGAAGATGGACAAGAGTATCATAGACTCGTTCGTGCCGACTAAAGAAGGTATGATAAAAGCCTTGAATCAGCTTTTGCCAACGATAACGGACTTCAAGAAAAAGGCTGAGGTGATGAAGCTGATAAGCAAGTATGAGATAGAAATCGACTCTGACGAATTGAAAAAGCAGCTTGATGGTGCCGAGAAGGAAGCTGACCGCATATTCTCCAATCTCGACCTATTTAGAAAGCTGAAGGAGCAAGGGCTTGACGACGGTGCAATACAGCGTATGTTCGGCAATCTGACAATGAGTTTTGAGGATGCGAGGAAACAGCTTGACTCCCTGTATGCCGACAAGCAGGGCGGGGATTGGACTAAGCAGAAAGAAGAGCAGTTCGATAAGCTCACGAAGAAAATCAACGATTTCAACCTTGCACAGACTCAGGACATCCTAAAGGATTACGGCAAACAGCTTGACGAACGCCTGAAACTTGACCTGTGGTATATCAATGAGCGCGCAAAAATTGAGAATAAAGAGCTGAAGTTTACGCCAGAGCAACGTGAAGAATATATACAAGCCCTTGACAGGCAAAAAGCAGAAAAAGCAGCAAATCTTGAATGGGAGCAGTTTAAGAATACCGAAACATACATTGAGATGTTCAACAATCTCGACAATGTGTCCTCACACATGTTGGAGCGCATGAGAGAGAAGCTTGAAGCCCTTAAAAGTTCTCTGAAAGGTCTGTCCCCTGAACAGCTTAAAGTCATTCAGGAACAGATAAACAAAATCGACGATGAGATACTGGAACGCAATCCGTTGAAAGATTTTGGTAAAAATCTCAATCAATTTTCCAATGCTTCAAAAAGTATAAAAGAACTTGAAAAAACATATGATGTTGAGAAGCAAAAACTTGAAGAACTTGAAGACAAACTCGATGAAGCGGCTGAACACGTCAACAAGTTAAACGAGGCATATGCAAAACTCTCCGACAGTGACAAGCGAGGTGATGCTGGGACAGAACTCAATAATGAGATAAATGACGCGAAAAGGCAATACGACGAAATAAATAAAAAGGTTAATGAGCAGGAGAAAAACGTTGCCAATGTCACGAAAGAACTCAATAAGTGGCAAAGAATGCTCAAAACTCTTGGAGGGCAGTTTGAGTATATCGGTTCATGGTTCGGTGCCATTTCATCAGGAGTAACCGAAATATCCGCCAACCTTGAAAACGTTTTCGGCACAATGTCTGACGGCATCCGTGACACAATCGAGAGCATTTCCGATATTGCAGGAGGATTGGGACAGACTGCCAGCGGCATAGGGCAACTTGTCGCGCCAGGTGGATTGCTCAACCCCTCGGCATGGGTAAGCACCATTGGCGGTATTACTAAGACCATAGGCTCATTATTCAATATCGGAGACAAGAAAAAAGAACGTCAGATAAAAAGACTGACAGAGCAGGTCGAGAGCCTCCAACATGCCTATGAAAACCTTGAACAAGAACAGTCTGATGCATGGAGCATTACAGAACTTGATAAATACACGGAGAAGCTGAAGGATAATCTCGAAATGCAAAATGCCAACCTGCGTGCTATGATTGCTGCGGAGGAGGACAAGAAGAAAAAGGATAAGGACCGCATAAAGGAGTGGCGGGAACAGATAGAGGAAAATGAGAAAGCAATAAAAAAGGCACAAGACACATTGCAGGAGGAAATTGGAGGATTCGGCTCAAAGGCAAATTATAAGTCTGCGGCACAAGCTTTTGCGGACGCATGGGTTGACGCATTCAATGAAGGTTCTGACACACTCGCTGCACTTGAAAGCCAATTGGATGAGGTGTTTGATAATTTGTTAAAAAAACAAGTCAGCTATCGTGTGGCAGACAATATTATCAACAGTTTGTTGAAGCCTCTTGACGATGCGCTTGTGAATTATGACGGTTCATCGTCTTCATTGCAAAGTCTGAGACAATCATTGGAGAAAATACGCGAGGAATCTCCAGAAACGCTTAAAGCGTTTGACGAAGCCATGAAATCAATCGCAGATATCCTCGGGTTTAAATTTGGTGCCGGTGCGGATTCTGAATCAAGCCTTTCTGCCCTGCAGCAGGGCATACAAGGAGTAACGGAACAAACGGCTGAAGCCCTTGAAGCTTTGCTTAACTCTATTCGCTTCTTTGTCGCGAAACAGACTGAGGACATAGCTGCCATCCGAGCCTTGTTGTCGGGCAGTCAGTCCATCGACATGTCCTCAACCGACAATCCGATGGTTACCATACTGCGTGAACAGGCAGGGTATTTAAGAAGTATGTTATCTATAATGACTGATATGTGGAACCAAGCCTTTGCTCCGGGACATCCCAAAGGCGGCAGAGGATTAAAGGTTTTCATGTAGACTCTATACTCATACGCTGGGCAAGAGTATAAAAAGCCCCGGCACCTGAAAGTTTTGTCGCCAAACAAACCTTATAATACGATAATGCCTACCGTAGAAGTGCCGAGGCGTATGACTCCGACCTACGATAGGCATTATTATTTAAATAAGATTTGTTTGGCATCTGCAAATTTAAAAAAATTTTTTGATATGACAAGATTTTCAGGGAAGAATAGACGAGAAAGTACAATAATTCGTGATAACAATGTTCATAAGCTGTATCACGATTTATGTTTAGAGCTTGGCAATGTGTCAACAGTTGTCTCAAAGCAATATATTTATGAACGGATAAGCGAAAAAATTGGACTGGGACGGCAAACTATAGCATTTATCCTTAACCACACAAAACCAACAAAAAAATAGTATTTAATAATTACCGTTTTTAAGGTATTTGTTGTGTTTTTATCGGTAAGTAACTTTTCATTTAGGTTTAGGTTTTTGCGAACTTTGCTGCACGGTTAATATTGACCGCAACAACACAACAAACAATCTGAACTTTATGGAAAGAACTTATGTTTTTAACAGTGACGGCAACTCCGGAGGCGCGCGTTATGACATCAATGCTATGCTTCCCGGAATGCTGAATAGGGGAATTGACCCTGGTGTGCTGGCACTGATGAATGGCAACGGTGGCTTCGGTGGGCAAAACGGAATCTGGGGAGTGATTTATCTTGCAATCGTTGCAAGTATCTTCGGGTGGAACAACGGAGGCTTCGGAGGTTTCGGCTCACGTGGCGGCAACGGACTGCCAGCGGAACTCGCAGGCAACGCGGGACGCGAACTGCTGATGCAAGCAATCCAAGGCAACGCGAGTGCAATCAACCAAATCGCGTCAACGCTCAACTGCTCGAGCCAGCAAATCGAGAGTGCACTGTGCAACATCCAGAACAGCATTGGACTGACCGGAACACAGATTATCAACGCCATTCAGAGCGGTGACAACGGTATCGTAAACCAGCTGTCAACCTGCTGCTGCAACATCCTTCAGGCAGTGGAGCGTCAGGGCTACGAAAGCCGCCTGGCAACATGCGAGCAGACGCACACGCTCGTAGACACCGCGAACAACAACGCCCTCTCGCTCCGTGACGGCGCAACGGCCAACACCAACGCCATACTCGCGAAGCTCGACGCGATGCAGAACCAGGCGCTGCAGGACAAAATCGCAGCCCTCACGGCAGAGAAGGCAACGCTCCAGAGCGAAATCTCACAGCGCAACCAGAACGCCACTATCCTCAACGCCGTAGGCCAGCAAATCGCACCTTTGGCAGCAGGACTGCAGACACTCCAGAGCGACGTCGACGGTATCAAATGCAAGTTGCCCAACACCGTACCTGTACAATGGCCTAATATAGTCGGTGTAAACACAGACTTATACAAGGCTGCCGCAGTGGGTGCCGCCGCAGGCCAGTACGCAGGTTATGGATGCGGATACACGCCGACGTTTTGGAACTAAGCAAGGAAAGGAGGCTACCATGTGGGAATTTTTCTTAGGACTTCCTTTCAACTTCCCCGCGCTCGGGCGAAACAACTACAACACCATACCGAGCGCAGGGGTCACCGTCGGCACCGACGCGGTTACGATAGAACTGCCCGCGCACTCGCTCTACAGGCGCAACTACGTAGGCTCGTTCTACCTCAACCTACGCACGGCCATCCCTACGGGAACGACCACAACGCTGCCCGTCAACATCAGCTCCAACGGAGTGTCGCTCCCCCTTATGGAAACCGAGGGCACGCCAGTGACGGTGGCCAACATCACCGGGGCGGGCATCTACGAAATCCACTACAACCGCTACACCAACGAGCTGTATCTCGTGAACGCAGGTTACAGACAGGCTGCTGCTGCGGCAGCTACACAGGAAGCGGCTACGGCAGACTTTGACAAATTCAGAAAATAACAATATTAAAGCAACACAAGGATGTTTCAGAATCTACGAGAAAATTCGCAGTTGTTCATACTGCATAAGGACGGCAATCCATATTTAGAATATGGTACAGTGTCAAGCGTTACAGCTCCCAAGCCAAAATATCCGGTGTCTCCGGCTCCTATGGGGACATTCCCGCAGATGGAGATGGTGGTGGACATTATGGTGAACATAGGCGGGCAGGTAGTCCCGCTTAAGGACTTGAAAGCTAACGCCGACATAGACGACAACGGTACGGTAGTGGTATCATGCTCAAAAGACGCGATTAACAGTGAGGTGTCCATGATGAGACAAAAGAGTATGGATATTCTTAGCAGTACAGATTATCACAAGAATGTCATGGCATGCTGTGACAAGATGCTGAATGACCTTAATCCTGAAATAGCTGCCAAGCGTAAGCAGGATGAAGAGATTAGAGGCATGAAGGAGCAGATGAATACCATAGTGAAAAGTATGAATATGCTTGCCGAGCAGAACAGGCAGCTGATGGAACAGCTCGGAGTTTCTGATACATCGCAAAAATAAATAAACTATGGGAATGTGGACAATAATGGAGGAAGGACGTGACGGATACGGTCGCGACTTCGGAATGAGAGGCGGTGAGTCTGAACAGGCCTACAGACAGGGATTTGAGGATGGCTGCCGCCACGGTTACAAGAAGGCAATGATGGAGGCTCATGAAGATATAGGCTTCCGTAACGGACGTTCTTATGGCGGTGGGTCATACGGCAATCGTATGTCGGGCTACCAGCCCGAGGATACGTGGTCTGATGACATGGGCGAACGCCGTCATCGTAGGGCTAACGGACAGTTCTATTAAAAAACAGGACGAAGAGTGAGGAAATGAAATCTTCACTCTTCATTTTTCATTCTTAAAATAAATGATTATGCAAAGACTTGACACATATGATGAGATGCCGGAAGGAATGAGGCGATATCTATCTCAGTACGGATGGCATTTTTCAAAAAAACTCTGTGAATGTGCCATAAAAGACATGCGCACACTCAACAAGGTCACAGGCAAGAAAGAGCCGATGGAGATTATTTCCAAGGAAACAGTGGAAGATCTGTTGAAAAAATATAACTTGAATGTTGATAATTGTAAGGGTTATGATGCCGTCTACGTATGGCATATGGCAAAGGCGGATTATTTTAAAAGCTCTGTTGTTGACGAGGCTCATCTGGCGTTGTTCGTGAAAGATTATCTGGACGATACCGATGGTTACGACGGCGTGGCTCTTACACGCTATCTTGCTGACTGTATCGGAAACGGGACTCCTGTCGAATGGGAAGATGTATTATGATTGTACAGGATTTCGGTTTGCCAGACTATGACTGGAGGATTAGGGTATACTATGCTGTGACGACTTATTGGACAGATGTCATAGTTAATGACCTCATGCGTATCGGTTGTGGGGGATGTGAGTTGCGTGATGCTTATATGAGTCTCAGACGCGGAGAACTTGATACCGAACTTACATATTCCAACCGAAGCACGCATGAGAGCATCATGGTTATCGGTCTAACATCATCAGCCGCGCAGTTCCAGAACTCACTCGACCATGAGAAAGGGCATCTCATCAAACATATATCTGTCGCCTTCGGTCTTGACCCTTATGGTGAAGAGCAACAGTATTTAAGCGGGGAAATAGGGCAGAGGATGTTTCCCGTTGCCCGGAAGTTCCTTTGTGAGCATTGCAGGAGAAAACTTTATGAAGAAAGATATTGACATATTGATAGAAAAAGCGGACGGCATGAAGTACTGCGACTTCTGCCGCTTGCTCTTCGTCCTCTATTGGAACTTAGGTACGGAATAAGAGGATTTCCCTAAAATTACAATCCCTTTCTCCTCCCATACTCACATATCAGCAAGGCGTCGCACTTGTTGTCGTCATCGTCCTTGCATCTCTCTGTCCTACGGAAGTCTATGCGGGGGAAAAGACGCTTTCCCGCGTTCAGCGAGGTTTTTTTTGTATCAATCCTCCTGAGGGTCTTCCCGTTTGTACATTTCGACTTATACTCCTTATCTTGATTAATCCATATCTCACCCTGCCATATCTTAGGCTGAACAAGATGGTATGGAATACCCAATGCTGTAAGAATCCCTATAAGTATTCCATTGATTTTTCCAAATGCGAATGTAGATTTTGCAGACGAGCCTAATATTGCATGTACTTCTTCCATACAGCATACGACGTTACAGTCGCTTGCAAAAATTATACCTTTAAGAAAGTCCACAATCTTTGCATATCCGGCATCCTTTATCGAAAGGAAGTCTTTCATCCCGTTCGCATACATTACGGCTATGAACCCTGCACTTCCAGGGTCTATCCCTATATAAACTCTTCCGCTATCCATTCGTCAGTATTTTGTGTTGTATAGTGTTTTTACAGTGTATTCTGCTCATTGACCTCATTTTTCTTATTATTCCCGTCAGCCTTGCCTTTATCGACCTTAATCTCAACAAACTCTCCTTTTCCGAGCCTCGCCCTGTTTATGCAATCGCCAATCCATTGCAACAGGTAAGACAAATGTTCGTTGTGCCCTCCATATTCTCGTGCCAATGGCAATACGTTCATAAAAGCGTCAAATACGTGTGAAGCCTCATGGCAGATATTACCCATTGTCATGTTTGTCTTGCCTTTGAAAACCACCAGTTCGCCATACTTGCCGTCCGCTTTCGAACATACTTCTGTAAAAGTCGTTGCAAAACAGTCCTTGTCATCCCATTTAATCTCATCTCCGTCATGCTCCGTGAAGCAACTCTGTATCTCCGCCCCTGTGGCCTGTGGCATCACCCACAGCTTTCTCGGATATATCACCGGGTCGTATTCATAATAGCCTTTCTTCATACTTTTTCCTTTACACACCACTTAAATTTGTTCCATAATCCTTCTTTCATAAGCAATATCATTTGTTTGTCGTTTGTTTCCCTATATGATACATCGAACATACCTTGCATTGGTAAATCCCATACCCTTGCAGCCCCTTGGCCTCTATAAACGCCTCGGCCTCGTCCTTGCTCCGAAAGCCGCGCTTCGCCACGCCGCGCTTGTTATAATGGCACCTGCGGCTCGGCTTCCGCTCAAACGGCTGCTTGCATATATGTAGCTTTATCGCCATTCCGATTTAATAAGAACGGTGCAAGCTCAAAGCCCACACCGCCTTAATTTTACTTCCACGTCAGACTGGTTTGTTAGAAAGCTGGCTCATACGCTCGTCAAGTACATCAAGGTAGCCTTGCATAATACCCTCCTGCTTAGAAAGCAGCTTCCTTTGGTACTCATCAGTAACCGTCTCCAAGAATTTCGGAGACTCTATGAACGAACGTAGCTTAGTGAGCTTGTCATGCAGTTCCGTACGCTCGATATAAAGACGGTCAAGAAACGTGTCAGCGCGCTTGTACGCTTTGTCAAACGGTTCAGCAGGCGACCAGCTTTCATAACCGTCTTGATAGCGGACATGATAACCAGCGTTTGACTTCTCGTTTTCGTTAGGCACTCGGCCTGCTTGCAGCAATCCTTTCTCGTAAGCCTCGCCCATAGTCATAGGTTCGGCTTCAATCTGTTTTGTTCCGATGTACTTTTTCATAATTATTTGTTTTATATCCAATGTATAGTTGGTGTTCCATTAAATCCTTTTTCAAATACAAACCAAGCGTAGCATACAGCTCCGTTCCCGTACCTCTCAAAGTCGCCGTTCTTCGCGCAGCTCACCCTCTTCGAGAACACCCATATCCTGCTCGGCGGCGTCCTCTCAAACAGCTTTCTGCGCTCCTGACCCTCTAAAAACGTCAGCTTCAGCAGCATGGCAACCTTGCGGCCATCGCCGACACACTCAAGAGCCTTATCCACGAAACGCTGCGCGTATTTATACGGTGGATTGGTAACGATGTCGCCTTCCCATTCCTCCGCACAAGAGAGAAAATCCATCCTCTCATTGCCAATCCTGTCTATTATGTCGCTCTTCCGCACCTCGTAACCGTGCTTTTCCAGCACTCCCGATATGTGTCCCAGCCCTACGCACGGCTCCCATATCATGCGGTCAAAGTCCTCCACCGCGAGCAATGCCTCGACCGCCTTCGGGTCTGTTACGTACAAGTCCTCCGGCTGGCGTTCTTCTTTTGTGTGGTTGCTCGCCCCCAAAGGGGCAAATACGCATTTGTCACTCATGCACCTGCTGTATATGTTCCTGTTATTGGAGCCGTAGTGCTGTCTGAAAGATGGGCTGTGCTTGTTATCTCCGCCCCATTGATATTCAATTCGATAGATGTTATTTTTGCACCAGTTTCACCTTTCGCACCGGTTGCTCCCTGCGCGCCTGTGTCCCCTTTGTCTCCCTTTGCACCTTGCTCTCCGGCAGGACCTTGTGCGCCAACGGCACCTTTGGGAATTGAGAATTTTATTTTATACTTTGGATTTCCGCTTCCGTCGTTGCCATTTGCTACGACTTGGACTGCCGCACTTTCACCTGCTTCAAGCGTATTCACATCGCCAGTCTCAAAAACAGGCGTCTTGCCGTCGGCTCCTTTGGCTCCCGTAGGACCTTGCGCACCTGCATCACCTTTCATACCTTTAAAAAGCGATGCTTTCGCTTTATACGTCGTCTGCCCGTCAGACAACGGAATAACCTCGTTCCCTGAAAGTGAGCCTTTTTCAGTCAGCTCGCTTATTTTCTTTCCACCTTTACTTTCCATTTTTACCTCCTTTTTTATTTTTATTATTCCAAACACAATTCATAGCCGTCATCGGCCAACAGGCTGCTCCCGTCATCGGCTAAGACACGCAGGTCGTTGTCAATGGGAATGTCCTTAGCCTCGCCGCCAAGTTCCATGACCTTGCAAGCCGTCACCGGGCTTGAACTTTGTATGGTTACCTCCATACCGGCCACGCCTTCTATTCGTACTATCACCGATTCATTCTCGTAATAGCCCTTTGGCAAGTAAACCGGGGCGGGGCGTAAGCCTCCAATGCTCTTGTAAACATACAGCCCACCTTTTCTTGAACGTACTATATGTACGTCAATGGTATCCGCATCGGGGCTTAACGTACATTTGTACGCCCCTTCTCCTGTCCTTACAAATTCTGTTGTCGTCATTGCCATATTTTTATTATCTTATTCGGCTCGTCAGGCTTCGCAATCTCCTCAACCGTGACGTCGCCGCTATATTTGACATCGTTATACCCACCATACACGTAAACGTAGCATTTGCCGACGCAGTTAATCCGAACGTTACTCCTGCCACACACGTATATTTTGCACACAGAGCCTTCGGGAACAAGGAGTGACGTGTTGCACCCGACAAGCAAATTCAACGTCGCTGGCTGAAAAATATCGCCTCCGTAGTCAACATACAGCTTCGATGTATAACCGCCCTTGTCACGTACATAATTGTTGTTCATGTAGTCACCGAAGTTGCCAAGGATGTATCTCTTGGACAATCCCCATCCCTCGGCTATCGACTTTGCCATGAACTCGACTCCATTGGCGTCCAAAGCCATGTCGACAAGGTCTTTCTTTCCCTTAGCCTCGTTCCACTTGACCTTGTATCCGTCGCACAGCCCGAGCATTACAGCATTGCGTTTCAGCGTCAAAAGCTCATTATTCATTGTTAATCTCTAATTTTTCATTTATGTATTTGTCGACTTCCCTGTATATCACATCCGTGAAAACCATCAGCCGTACTTTCCTCACTTTCTTTATTACTGATGAAACATTCATGCCTGCCCTTTGTGCTATGACAGAATATGGCAGACCGTATCTGTCATGCAAGAGTCGGAAACAGAAATGTCTTGCGGTCGCGACAGGCAGCGGGATATTGCCTTTTTTGTTGTATAATACGTTCACAGATACGTGTGCTGCTTCTGGACGCAGTTCCATGAAGATTCGGTTTACAGCCTCGCATACAAGAGTCTCCGCATTGGTGATAAGTGTCTCATTATACATATGTATCATAATTGTCTTTTTCTTAAATCATCCTCTCCGAGAAGGGGGAAGTTGACTGGATACACAAAACCCAATATGGTTCCTCTGTATCTGTCCCCCTCACGCCCAAGCCCCTCGCGAACCATTTGTCTCCAATTATCACCTGGGATATATGGTATCACTATACGCCTCTGTTCTTTCCACATGGCAATCTTGGTAAGTTCAGGATTCTTGGGCTTGCGAGCTATGAGTGTCAACATAGGGTGTGGAAGCTGATGCTGGTGTAATGATGTCTTATGTATGCCATTCTGCAGGTAAGGGATGAATATGCCTCTCCTGCGCACACCGCTGGCATCATCAGCCTCCACCTCCCTCCAGTCACGGAAATTGGTCAAGTCCAGCCAAATCTTGAAATCATCGGATAGGGTGAAAAAATCGTCCATGGCTCATTTCCCTTTCTCAGTCAGGGCGTCAATCGCCTCATCGAGTATCTTTGCTTTCTCACCTTGCTCAAACTCTTCTTTCGGGTCTTCCTCTCTTACGGGAGCCGCCATGGATTCTTCGAGACGCGCCTGCATCTTTGCAAGCCATTCCATGTATTCCAAAGAATACTTAGTCGCTCTTTCCTCATCAATAAAAGATGTGAGAGGTGCCATCAGGTTGGACTGTGTCATGATAACCATAGCCTCAAGTATTTCGCCCTTTGTGCGTCCATTTTCATCGAATGGCTCGCCTTCATGACCGTCATACGCTTTCTTGACATCAATCAGGTTGTCGAGCCATGCATAGAGACTCTTAGGATGCGCCTTACCGTCAAGCCCAATGGCGTATGGCGTGACCCATATGTGGAATCCTGTGTATGTCTTGAACATTATGCCCGATTTTGTCCTGATAAGCTCAAAACCTCCGAAATGAACTCTCTCCGTCACATGACTGGATGATATTTTAAACTCATAACTTTTCGCTGTCCTTGCCATATGTTGTTATCTTTTGGTTTTCTTCGTCCTTTTAGTTCCCTTATAATCGGTCGCAGACATTATGGTTCTCATTTCCTCCGGTCCCTCCTCAGTATGCATTATCTCAGCCCCTTCGGGCGGAGACGTTTCCATACTTTCCTTAGCCGCATGTTCCATAGCGTCGGCAGCGATGTCCGCCGGATTGTTCTCCAACTGTAACATTATACCCATCTCCCTCGACAGCATCTCCAGCTTGTCTGAGTCAGCGGACATTATCTCTTCCTCCCGCCCATTACCGAAAAATGACGATAACGAACGTCTTTGTGCGTCCACGCTCTTATATACATGCATGAAGCGTTTTTCATCAAAATAAATGTATGGATGGATTGATACGATACCGACAATCTGTGACATCAGACCGAAATCTTTTGTATACCTTATGACTCCGTCGGCTCTACGCTCTGCGAGAGCATAACTCTGGGTCATATTACGTTTCCTTACAAGTACTATCGCCTTTATCCAAAAGCCCATTCCTTCCTTGTATGCCTTAGGTAACTCCCTGCATGCTGTGGCTTCCAACGCGGATTTAAGTGACTGTTCTTTTATATCCATATATACCATTGTTTTTGTTATTCATCTCCTGAGAGGTAGTCCTCTATCGTCGTGTCGCTTACGCTAAACGTGCAGCCGTACACGTTCTTGAACTTAAATGGAACCTCCATGTATATTATGCCCTTCAGGGTGTCTGTGACAGGCTCACTCTTGTCCGACAGATACATCAACACCTTGCGCTGTCTTGCAGTGTCCCTGTATATGACGAGACCGCCGCTTACATACTCAACAAAATTGTCATATACCTCACCGGCGGCTTTTATAGCTGCCTGCCTCGATTCTTCATTCGTGACATCACGTCCCAATGGGTCAAAAAAGTATAGGGTCAGCGTTATGTCTGTCTGCTCATATACCGACAACGGTGACACGTAAACTCTCGCCTTGTCACTCTCTGCATATGTCTCCGTATATATGCCTTTCTGAACGCCATAGGCGCGCAATCCTGTACACGACTTATACCTAAGCCCCTTGAAATGCTCCTCCAAGTCTACTTCATTGCCAAGTGACCAACCCGATTCTGACTGAACAGCCTTCTTTATGTAAAAATGGTATTGAGGCATGTATACATTGTTTAATTAGACTACCCAAATATATACATTTACAATGCTTATACATTATTTTTTGCTGAAAATCAAACGTTTTTGTCATACAAGAACGCCCTTGTGTTGCATTTGTGTTGCATTCTCGCTATTCCCTCCATCATAATTGATGGACTTGTGAATTAAAAAAAAATAAAAAAAATTTGAGAATGGGTGGCATATGTTCGAACCTTGCCCTATAGCGGGGGGGGATACCCTTTATATAAGAGTACGGATACCCACAAACGTGTAATATTTCGTTATGTCGCTTTTGTGCGCTGCTTTCACGTATGCAAATACACGTGTTTATTTATATGCCTTTAATCGTGCATTATTTGCGTGCATAACGTCCGTATGTATGCAAATACGTAAATGTACCATATCTTTATTAACGCGTATATATAAATATATTTATATAGTACGCGTTAACTAAAGATATAAAATCTTTTCGCGAATGCTCCGTACATTGCCTTTAAACAGTCCATAATAACACACACATTGCAACAACTGCAAAGCCGTGCGTTAACAGCCCGCCAATACATGGAGCGATAAGGGGCACACGCGCGTAACTTAAAGGCGTCAGAAGGCACGCAAACCGTGTTACTGCAAAGGTTTTAAGGTGTTTGTACTCTTATTTTGCATTAACTGTAATACCTTGATTGTCAATGTGTTAAAGTGTTGTTTATTACATGAAAATAAACGGGATATAATTTTGTCATTTCAATATTTATTACTACATTTGCAATGTAAGAGGTACGGAGAGAAACCCAAAGGCTTACAAGCGTTCTTTTTGGATATTGGGCAATAAAAAAGCCCCTGCAAAGTCGCAATTTGCAGGGGCGGCGCAAACGCAAAAGCGCTGCGAGTTCATCTACTGAACGGGCACAAAGTTAGTGATTTACTTTTGATTGTACAAGAAAAAGCGAAAGTAAATTCAATTTCCAAAGAAAAAAGAATGAGACGAGCAAAGGACCCGAAAAGGTCGAGCCATATAAACAACGTGCGAAAGTAATGCACTGGTACGGGCTTTACACCTACACAAACAGCCCCCGAAAGCCGTTGAGGTGAACACGGCAAAGGAAGTCGCAATACTTCCGGGCGTTCATTGAAAAGGTATGATTTTGCGAATAACCCGCCAATGTGGGTCGCTAATAGCGAGGCGGTCTATATTGGTGTATGATACAGGGTGCCGAATGGGAAATGTAGTGCGGTAGTGTAGCGGCAATCGGTTTGCGCTGCACGAGTTGCTAATAGGCCGGTAGGACGGAAACAAACAAATTACCGTGTGAGAGAGAGAAACGCGCCGGGGTTGTGTATCCGGGGCGGAACTGTTTGGACGGCTTGCACGGAACGAAAAAACCGCCTGCAATAATGCAGACGGAGGCGGACGGCCTTAACCGTCCAAATTCAAAAGCGTACTTATATGCGAATTTATTTTGTGTTTAAGTTGTGGCGTATTCGGTTACTCTTTATTGAGTTCCGAATAACTCTATTTAGATAATAGAGCCACGGCGCGGCGGTAATGTTAACGGCATTTGCCGCCGCGTTTCGCTTTTGTTCTGCAAATATAGAGTTTATTTCTTTCGGTTGTTCCTTCTGTTAGGAATAATTAAGTAAAAACTCAGTAAAGCCGTAAGACGAAAGAAGCGATGTAAGGTTATGAAGAGACTGAGCTGTTTGAGGTAAGCCGTAAATGTATTACTGAGAAATTGAATATTTGTTCAAAATTAATCGATATTATAAATCTTATCAGCTGCATCTATATCTTGACCATCATATTATGCAATATTTGTATAAGGCAAGCCGTGCTTGGCAAACCGTGAGTAAGCTCGACTGAATACGTATTTAAAATCGAGGCAGCGACAGACATACCCGTCAATGTCTGGACTGATATGCAGTCGGCATGCGGTATTCAGACTGTATGGTACAGCATAATACTTAATGCATTATTTGACAATATACGCAAGACAGTTGCTATGCTTTGATTTTCAATGGTCAAGAAATTCCACTGTCAATGACTTTCAACGTTGTACGGTTCTTATTTCCCAAAAGATTTAACCCGAATCGGTCATCAGACTTCATCCTTATTTCGCACTGCTGTCAGCCAGATTATATTCAGCTTTTATCGGAAATATAGCGGGCTGCACCGGAAAAAAGCTGGAGGCAAGATTACGGCAGCAGTGCGGAATTGTAGTTATTTTGAATACTCCGACCTACGTTGGTAACTTGCGGAAATGATAGAGCGTTTCAAAAAGAGAGTGGAGAAGAAAATAAACGACAACTTTTAAAACATGCAACCATGACACAGAAAAAAGCATTAAACCAATTAGAGGAATATTGCAGGGTGAACAATATGCACCTTATAAATTCAACCTTTATAAAAGGTGCGTACGCTCTTGTAATTCACGACGCACCTGGCGAATGGGTGCAGGGTGTGGCAAACATGCCTTGCCGCCGTTTGAGCGGATATTTAACCCCGAAAGAGCTGCTTTTGTGGCTTGACGGCTATCATGCAGGACTTCAGGCGAACAAAAACAAATAAACTACGGAGACAGGGAAGGAACTTTACTCCTACAAAGTCGTAAAAAGGGGTGGCAAGTACATTATAATTTCACCATACGACGGGCGGAAGATAGGAACGCTTCAATAAATTCACTTATTTTGTGGATTATGTAAAATAAAAGAATTATATTTGCACCAGCAAAGACAACGCTATGCTAATCGAATTTTACAAAGACTACCTGCGCGAACTATTTGTGCAAGGTCGGACGAACGACAAGAAACACCGCTATCAACCCGAAATAATAAAAGGTTACAAAAAGTGCGTGATGTTCTTAAAACGAGCAAACAACGTGGAGCAACTTTACCCTATCCACTCCTTGAACTGCGAAGTTTTACAGGGCGACAAAAAGGGTGTTTCATCCGTGCGAATAAACAGGCAATACCGACTTGAATTTACAGTAAGGGATATTTTAGGCGAGCAAATTGTCACAGTGTGCCGTCTATTGGAAATAAGCAACCACTACAAATAAATACAAATATGGAAACAGCAAAGAGAATTTACAGACCTGACGAGTTGCAGCCGTCCGAGCCTATACATCCGGGCGAAATGCTGAAAGACGAATTGCAAGCCCGTGGAATGTCGCAAAAGAAATTCGCCGCCATAATAGGAATGCCTTACACGGCTTTTAACGAGATTATAAACGGCAAGCGGCCTATAACTACCGACACGGCGTTAAGGATAGAGGCTGCAACAGGGATAGCCGCAAACATTTGGCGCGGTCTTCAATCTGACTACGACATAATGGCGGCACGACGAAACAACAAACTCACCGCCATACTTGACAACATACGTAAGGCGGTGGCGGTGCTTTAACATCTTATTATCATCCGCAAATTACGCCCGTACAAAGGTTTAAGCCTTTGCACGGGCTTTTAACAAAAAAAACGAAATGTAAAAAAGATACATCTCGTTTTAATGATTTTATATTATTTCCCGAAAAAATCGGAATGCAGCAAGAATGCTCACATTCCGAACTTACAGACACCTTACAAACGGTGTTCTAATGGCAATACAACAGCATTCAAGTCGTGTTCAGACAGTTTTATTGTTTTCCGTCTGTTTCTTATAAAGCATAATGTCTGTGTATTTGGAAGAGTAATTCATGTGTGCGTTGAACTCCACTTTTTCACAATTTTTGAAAGGGTGTCCGAGTGTCCTGTTTTCACCAAGCCATTCGCAAAGTTCAATTATCGATGACTTGTTGGATGTGAAATGGACAAAAGGTTTGTTCCTTAGCACGTTCAATACGTCCAAATAGTCGGAAAACCGCCAGTACATCTTATACGTACCTACATCCGTTGACAGATAAGGCAGGTCTACAATGAACACCACGCCCGGAACATTCTTGTACGTCATATACAGTTCCTTGTAGTCACATGACGTTACGGTCAGACCTTCCAGGTAATCGGGGCACGGCTGATAGTCCGTCTTGCGTATGTTGTTGTAAAGTATTTCCTTGCGCATGGCTTCAAGGCTCGTGGCATACTTCATCGAGAACATCAGTGCCGATGATACGGTGATATAGTCCTCTTTTAGTACCTTTTCGTACCGTTTGGTACACACTTTTAAACCTATTTTTATTGCCAAAAACAACAGAAAAAGGCGACTTTTTAGGGTCGCCTTTGCTCGTAAATATCTGATTTTAAGCAGTTTAACTTTTGGAGCGGCAAACGGGATTCGAACCCGCGACCCCCAGCTTGGGAAACTTTATGATAATTGTATAACTCATTTATTTTCAGAAGTTTAACGTTTTTATAAATTTTTGGTCGCAGCTTAATCGCAGGTCGCAGTTTTGTTAGCTTGAAATGACGGAATTGGGCTTATAGTTGGGAATGTTAATTACAACGCTGGAGTACAGAATTGCATAAACATTCCAATTCTTCAATATCAGGGCTTGCACCTGTATCAAATTTGTTGTCGTCTGTGCTTATATTGTAGATTGCCAATTCTACGAAAGTAAGCAACCTGTCAACTTATGGCAGGTCTGCTGGCTGGCAACTGTTCCATTCTTGCTTGAGACGCTCTTTTATCAGTTTCAAGCGTGCCACCGCCTCTGTGCCGCTTAGGACCTCACATTCCGTAACGCATTCTGAAATACTATATTTTTTGTTTTGCATATTCTGTTTTGTTATATTTTGTATATATTTGTGGCTGACTTTAGTCAACGGTATCAATTACAGTGAGACTTAATGTCATTTCGGTGTTGGCAATTTTTCTCCGTCCATCTTTCCATGAAATAAGCAGGGTGGCGGTAGTCCTGTCATTATCATAAAGGCTTACGGGATGGTCAAAGAAAGTCCCCTGCGCAAGAGTTGGGATGACGAGCGTGTTGTTTGCGGTATGCAGATTGATGCACCTGCTGTCATTGCAGGTGACAGTTACAGAAGTGGCACAATGATTTCCGTCATTCCTTACCCGCATGACGAAACTCCTGCCTGACTTCAAAAGGCGAACGGATATTGACGCAGACCTGCTTTTCGCAAATGCCATGTAAGCGTTGTAAACGCCGGTTATAGCCGCTATTGTTGATGCTATTATTGTTATGTAATCTTTTAAATCCATAAGTTATGAAATTAAGAATTAAAGAGTTTTTGAGAATTTTCCTTATTGGTGACGAATGGGGTGAGGACAAGGACGGTAACCGCCACATCTATACGGATGAGTATATATTCCGTGTCCACCTAATCGCGCAGGGCATTGCCATTGGTTTACTCGGATTTGCGCTCGTCTTGCACATTCTTGGGTGACGCCAGCCCTCGACGATGATTTTCAATCACGCTCGAACTGCGCCTGTAAGTTCTTTTCGCAGCAATTTGAAATACCACTCATCTGCGCAGGTTTCCTGTACTTTGAGTCGTTCTCTTTATATTGATTATATATTTCGGTTATTCGTTTATCGTATTTCCATAAATTATTGAACAATTCCATAAAACCAGCTAATTCTGAATCATAATTCACATAATCGTGTTCTGAAAGTTCGTTAACCATCCATGAAACGGAACTTACAAATCCAGCAACATCAATATCGTTGTTGTTGAATTTTGCTATTTGGATGAACCTTTTTGCCATGTTACTGAAAAGAGGTAGAACTTTATCCCATTCTTTTGTATGTGCAAACGATTTGGCAAAAGTCATTTCTTCTAAAATAAAATGCCTGTTCATATCGTTTCTGATTTCATCAATCATTTTATCAACGTCTTCCCTGATTTCAGACTTAATTTTTTCTTTATTATGAA